GCAGGATAAAAAATAAAATTTGCGTGTAGTGTCTCCCTGAACTTACATGTATTCTGCACCCGCCACCCTCGCGTTTTTCAAAGTGTTCTGCACAGACCCATTGGGTACGATATATAGCTTTCCTGAAAAAAGATAAGCCTCCGTGAGCCGAATAGAGCACAGCACGTCAAGCCGAATAGCCGAATAAGGGCAAGGGATTAGGGGCAGGAAGGCGTATAAATTGAAATAACACAGGAGAATTATTTAAAGTTTTTAAATATAGACCTCAGCCCCTCTCGATAGGGGAGGTGGTAACGAAAAGGTATGAAACTTACTACTTAACATAATAAAAATTATATAACGAAATAAGCTATGTAAATAATATAACAAAGCCTATTCCTTATTAGTTCCGCATTGCTTATATTTGTGCATGGAATATAAAGAAGCGTTAAGAAGATTGCCAATAGAAACAAAGATGTATGAGTATTTCGTAGATCACATGGGTAACGTATTTAGTAGGCATTACAAATACAGGGCGTTCAGGCAACACAAAAAAGAGAAGACAGAAAGCGGATATTATAGGGCGTCTATAAACAATAAGGATATATACGTACATAAACTCGTTGCCCAAGCATTCATTCCAAATCCAGAAAATAAGCAATTTGTCAATCATAAAGACAGCAATAAAAACAACAATCACTACACAAACTTGGAATGGTGCACGAACAGCGAGAATATGCTGCACTTTAGGCGCAATGTAAAGCAGGATGAAGATAAAGAAAGGGCATACGGCCACAAGTACGGAGGCAAACAGCACCCTAAATTTGTAAGGCAGATACACCCGAACGGGATGGAATGTATATATCCCTCCGTTAAAAGCGTATATAAATTAACCAACATATCAATTAGTGGTGCATTGTCAGGAAGATATAAAACAGCAGGTGGCTACAGGTGGGAATATGCAGGCATAGGTATTTATGATGGTATAAAGCCACTGAAAAATAAACTTTTGGACTAAAACTAGGTCAAACCCCCGTAAAAATCGAGACTATACACAATTTGTTTAGGTATTTTTAATGGTTACGTACTCCATACGTGAAGTAACCCCCCACCCGCTTTGCGAAATCCCTACGTTTTGGTATATTTATGACACCATATATCATTATATAACCATTCACGGGGCGATTTGGACAAACATATACGACTATGAAGAAAGAAGAGAACACAGAAAGGCCTATTTATACCATCCCACCGCTACAGATACACAGACTTGTGCAGCTCATGCCAGCATATTATAAGATATTTAGGAGCGAGGCGAATATAAATACGTATCAGGCTAGTGTTTTACTCACTATCTACAACATTGATACGCATAATGCGGGAATATTCGCCCGTATGGTTGGCTTACACAATCCTATGAGCGCGCCTATGATATTGAATAACCTTAAGAACTTGGTCGAAATGGGTTATGTGACAGTCGATAAGCGCAGATACTCGTTAACTGTTGCGGGACTGTCCGCTATTGACCGTATTACTAATCGTCTTAATAGTTATAAAGGGGAGACAATACACGCTGTTGAGTTAGAGGGGAGCTATTTTGACCGCATAAGAGAGCGCAAGCAGAAAGCCATTAATAAACTCGCTAATAATCCCCATATGATAAAAGCAGCCCTACAGGTTATAGAGGATAATAAATTAAAAGGTATTGATTCTAATGACAAGTAGCAGGAGTGAACGTATATACACCCTATTCATTGATTATCTATTCACAGGACGAATGAACATCGATGATTGTATAGGAGTAATGCAGGGATTTGAACTATCGCAAGACTATGAAGGAAGTAACGGAGTGTATAACGCCTTATATGATTATGTACTTTCCCTTGACTTTAACTTGGTTTAGGGCGTTCCCTTGCAGGTCAGGCTATCCGCTCCCACTCTTTTTGTTCGAAGGCAAAAAGGAGTTCCGCTACTATCCTTAACGCACTCCGTGAACAACGCTATACAGGCGTATACACCGTATATATGTACACATTATTTTTATACAGGCGATTCTAAGGCGTTACGTTATGTTAAATAGATCATTTTGTTTAGAATGATTACAAATTATAATAATATATAAAAATAATATATAACATAGTTGCACAATAGAAACCAATCTATTATATTTGTCGTATAGATTATTAAACAAAACTACTACACGTATGAAAACTGAAATTATTGCAATAGGAACAAATCAAATTAAAATAGAATCAGCGGACAATATTTTAATTGATGAAGATCAAGAGGAAAGTATTATATATGCTATTCAACAAAATGACCAATGCGGAGATATATTTAATAGTTCAGATGATGTTATAGGATTATGGGAATTAATGGATATGTCTGATATTGTATACATGGCACAGCACCCTATATTTATTTCATTTGCTGAAACATTCGGCATTATGTGTGCGTCTGGTAATTATGTAACTAAAATAGCTTCAAAGCAAGAAATCGGGCAAATAGGCGCAATCAATTTGTTAATGAAGTGGGCTGTTGAATTTGAATCGAAAAATTCCGGTCGTTTTTGGGATGGAGAATTATACGAAGAAATTGACACATTTATGGAGCAAAAATACAACTCACTTATTAAATAAACCTAAACTATTTATACTTACTACTATGAACAATCTAAATTTCAGAATTCAAGGACAAACAGAACTACACCAAGGATCAGCGGACATTATCGCCTCAAATGATTACACCGATTTAGTTCACGAAGCCGAAAGCGCATTTGATGGTGATGTAACTATTCGCAAAATAGGCTCAATCAAGTCGGCTAAATATTCGCAAGAAGGATACATAGATGCATATGATATTTATGAAACTTATGAAGATTCTGGCAGCACCGATTACTACTATTACGCATTAGCAACACATTCTCAAGAATTATAATTATGACACCCACCGAAATTATACACTTCCTAGGCACCGAACAAGCCCGCCAAGGCATCACGGACGTAGAACTTCTTAAGAAAGTTAAAATACATCGTACCACCCTTTGGAGAATTAAAAGCGGGATAACCGATGCCACAATCGGACAAATTACAGCCATAGCGGGCGCACTTGGCCACAAAATCACAATCAATACAAATACTATTTAGATTAGTTATAAATTACAAATAAATAGTAAAAATAAATTAAATAATTGTTGCATAAACGAAACCTTTACCTTATCTTTACAGTATAATAATTAAAGAAACCTAAAATACTACTACTACTTATGAAAATCTTTTTACTACTTCCGCTTATTACCGCATTCATTGCACTTATTACTATTGTTACATCTATCTAAACCTATCATTTAAACCTATCATTTAAACCTATTTAATTACTACTACTATGAATAAGAAACTACAAAAATCCGTTTTAAAACAATTAGACGTATCTTTAAAAGAATTCAAAGCTAACATTTCAGATTATAGAGATGCATCCGCAGGAATTTCTGGATTTATCTACCACAATGAAACACATGCCTTTGCAATGAAAAATCAGTCTTTAATAGTTGAGCTATTAAATGAAATGGCAGACAATTTAGGCGAAGACGTTGCAACTATGGTTGGAGGCTTCGGTATTTTCCGACGTGATACAATTTCAAAGAAGGATAAACAAGACCTATACAACTTTTTAGGCGGGAATAAGAAAACCGAACAGGGCGCAATTACTAATGTATTAGCGTGGTTATGTGTGGAGCAATTAGCATTTGAATTAGATAACAACTAATTATGACCGCCATACTACACACGCCCCACCACGGGCGCACGTCTTACCCCGTGGCATACTTACAGTACGGGTTCTTTTGGCTAACCGTGGGAGGGCGGGAAGTGCCATTTAATGCAGATGAAATAAAAGAAGTAAAACATAACACTTTGTAATCATGAAGACACAAACAAACACTATCCCGTTAATGTACGGCGGATTCCTTTTTAAGAAAGATAAAGAAGGGAATATATACCCTACTAATTTAACAAATGGTATTAGCTTGAATATTAAAGCGAGTGCCGATAATATAAACACAGTAAAGGAGATTATTGACAAAATCAACTCATAATTCTATGTTTCATACGCTATATTTATACAATGGCAATGACACGAAAGTATTTGATTGTCCTATGTCATTGAAGCAAGAGATTAATATTAATGATGTTATTGCAATTAATGAAATGTACTACAAAGTGTACGATATTCAATATCGCTTTGAAGTGCGTGGAGTAATTAACCTTATGCCAGTAGAGCGAAAGATTTCAGCCCGTAATAGAGATGAAGATACAGAATACAAGTCTTTGTACGCAAATAACAATAGAATGCAAAGAGCAATAGACTTCTTTAAAAGAGTTAATCCGCTTCTTAATACAGGTCATAGCCTTGAAAGTGCATATGAAAAACTTTATAACGAATAAACCCTTTTAACTATGGCAAACCTCACCCCTATTGACAAAAGCACCCTTTTCGATATTGCCGAAGAAATCGAGCAAACAAAAGAGCATGAAAACTATACTCAAACTTTATGTTTTGCTATTTATGCCATAAACAAAATTCAGGATATAGAATTGCAAAAACAAGTGCTTGATATTGTATTGCAGGATAGCGATACGGCAAGCGATAAACAATGTATTGAACAGTTAGAAACATTCATTTCAACCCTTTGAGATTATGAATAGCCAAGAATTAGAAATAAGTAAAACAAAATTAAACCTGTGTGTACAGGCTTTAATTATATCAATTACTAGCCAAATTAAACACGTTAGCAAATCCTTGAAGCCATGAAAACAAATACATACATTCAGGAAAATATCAAACTAGTTGTAAAAACTAAAGAAGGTGAAAAGTTCGCACATGTATACAAAGGTGATGATAAAATGCCATTAAAGGGAACAAATTTCCCCCTTAATACACCAATGAAAGAAATTTTAAGATGGGCAAACGCGCCGACTAACCAAAACATATTTTAAAATTATGGGAACGATTTATAACCCCCCAAAGGAGATAATAAAATTGAGAATTTAGAATGGGCAAAACCGCCAGTTTTAAACACTACAACCGCAGCAAATTTAGTTTGCGCCCATGTATCCGTGCTATCACAGATTAGAAAAGTTTCAAAAGCTATAAACGTATGAAATACCCACTATTCACCGAAATTGTAACTATTGGTTTATTCCTTGCTTTTTATTTTAATTGGCATAAAATAGCCATTCGCACCCGTTTACATTTACGCAGATTTATACGCTCACACATCTGCCAGCGCGTGAATCCGGATTTTGACCTGGATTTCACCCCAATAGATAAGGTCCAACCTACGGGCAGAAAAAATGAGTTGTATATAGAAATTAGAGATAAATTTTTAATGGATAATACAATTCATGGGAAATGGTTAGTTGGCGATGCAAAAGCTATAGGTACAAAAATAATATACCATAGTAAAGGACATACCCACGAATAGCCGAATACTGAATAACAGACTACGGGCAACGATTTACATTCTTACAATACAAAAACTTTAATTTTAAAATTTAAAACTTATGGAAATAATAGTAATTCAAGTTTGCTTCTTATTGGGATTAGTATTAATGCTCATGGCAGTAATGGCATTCTGTTTGATAGTAATTGTTAAATCTCCCTATAAAGAAAAAGTAAAACCAGATATAAAAGATAAAAGTAAACTTCCATCCCAAGTTACACACCAAGAACTAACTGATATGTTTAATAAAATAAAAGATGAGCATGGTAATGATGCAGCATTTACATTTATAGAAAACTTCGGGAAGCAATCATTCAGAGAAGTTGAAATTAGATTACGAAATCTTGGAGCTAAACTTTAATAAAAATGACTGATAAACAATCTGCCGTTCATAAACAGGTAAGAAAATATGAGTTAAAAGCTCATGAGCTTACTATTAAAGGTGAACCAATCCCTACCGAATTACTTTTGGAATGGGGTAATATTCTTGATGATTTTGATAAATGTCTTAAGAATAATGATCCAGAACAGATCCTTTGATCTCCGGCACAAGGACGGGATAGTTTTTAACGAGGAGAATCACTCCTACTTTAATGCTACGGGCGAGCAATATGAATCCTCAACCGGTATCATTAAAAAATATAAGGCCCCTTTCTACGATGATCAGACAGCCAAATACAAAGCGATAAAAGAGATTCTTCCTGAGAATCATTTTAGAGCCCTAAAGAAGCATGCTGGCGGATGGGAAAACATTCACACCTTCTGGGACAAACTAATGGAACGTGAATGGGCTGATGCCTTAATTGAACGGAAGGACTTTCACCTAGCTAAATGGAAACATGAAGCAGAGCTTGGAACTTTAGAGCATAGTAAAAGGGAGCAGGAAATTATTTCCAACGGCGGGATAGAATTTCAAGGACTGTTCTACGAATACATTAACACAGACGTTTTAAGTATTCCAAGTACGGGCAGATATTGCTTAACTGAAATGCTAATATGGGATCACAGCATGAAACTTGGAGGCTTGGCAGATTTACCAGTATTTGACAACGGTACATTTATGGTACTAGATTATAAAACCAACAAAAAGATAGAACGATCAGCATTTATGAATAAGAGAATGTTGCCACCGTTTGGAATGCTTCAAGATTGTAACTTTATGCACTACTCCCTGCAGCTTTCAATCTATGCAAATATGATTAGCCAGCTAACAGGATTCAAACACAAAGAAAACTGGATTATCAGCACGGCTAATTTGAATTACGGGCGCGCCACCGACGAATTAATAAAGTGCGAAGATTTAACAGAAGATTATTTATTATTAAAAGCATTATTAATTGGGGAATAAATAAAATATGGAAAATATAACGGAATTTAATCTTTGCAAAAGAAATAGCCTTTATGGGATTGTATATCAAGAATGCGACGTTGTTCCATTTGTTTATGATGACCCAGAAGATGCAATTGATGAACTTATATGGTTTGAGACAGAAAATTTTAATCGACCTTCACACCAAAAGTTTTTACCATATACTAAAAACATAGAAGAAATATCGAAACTTAAACGGCACTTAATAGAACAAATAATAATAAAATAATTTAATTAATTTGCATATATAATTTGTATTTAATATCTTTGAAGTAAGTTAAAACAATGGGAAGTTAATCCCGATAAACAAAAGTAAAATTAAACAAACCAATTATGAAAGATTTATTAAAAGGTAAAATTTGTGTAGTACGCTCTAATATGGCTGGCGTATTTTTCGGTGAAGTTGCAGAAATTGAAGGATCGCAGGTATTAATTAAAAATGCCCGGAAAATTTATCGCTGGAATGGAGCTAATACAGTTGAAGATATTTCACAAACTGGAATACTTGAGACATCAAGAGTTACTGTTCAGGTAGAAACTATTTTGATTGAAAAATTTGAGCAGATTATACCTTGTACAGAATTTGCTATCAAAAATTTAAATGCTCAAAAAGTATGGAAGGCTTAGAAATATTCCTATCCATAAATAACAACGGCGACGGCGGCGGCAATGGCTATGGCGATGGCTATGGCAAGGGCTATGGCGATGGCTATGGCAGTGGCGACGGCAGTGGCTATGGCAGTGGCAAGGGCAGTGGCTATGGCTATGGCTATGGCGATGGCGATGGCTATGGCTATGGCAGTGGCGATGGCAATGGCTATGGCGATGGCTATGGCGATGGCTATGGCAGTGGCAAGGGCAGTGGCTATGGCAATGGCTATGGCTATGGCAGTGGCGATGGCAATGGCTATGGCGATGGCTATGGCAATGGCGATGGCAATGGCGATGGCGATGGCAATGGCAGTGGCAGTGGCAGTGGCATATTAACTATTAATGAAGGCAAGGTATATAAAATTGATGGCGTAAACACAATAATTGATAAGTTAATCAGAAATAACTTAGTTAAAGGTCGGATACTTAATTCTGATTTAACTACAACACCATGTTTTGTTGCAAAAGTTGGCAATTACTTTGCTCATGCCGATACTGTAGAAGAAGCTTTCAAGGAAGCTAATGAAAAGTTTGAGGATAATCTACCAATTGAAGACCGAATTAAAATGTTCGTCGATCAATTTAAAAAAGATGAATTGTATTCGATTGAAGAATTTTCAAAAGCTCACAATAAGTTAACTGGATCTTGTCAAATGGGTAGAGATTCCTTCATTAAAGGAATTGAAAGCAAAAAGTATACACCACAAGAATTCATTGAAAAAACTCAGAATTCATACGGTGGAGAAACGATTAAATTACTTATCCCTTATTATGAACCTCCTCGAACCCAACCCCATATGGTTTAACCGCTTAATGGTTGAGCTAAAAAGAATACAGGAAAAACAGTATAGAAAATTTAAACAGAAGTGAAATATATGCTACCAGAAATCACAAATATTCATTTTAAAATCAACCTGAAAGGTCAATGGGAAAGATATGGCAGATATAATTATCTATGTGTTGGATTTTATAATAAGCCAAATGTAAAATATAGTGCTATGGAGTTTGACTTCTGTTCTTCTCCTCATGAAAACAGATAGATATAAAAGTAATAACAGTAAACAGTAAAGGAAATGGAAGGCTTGGTAAAAGTAAAAGTAAATACAAATCTATCTCATAAAGACGAGCGTGTTTGGTACGTCAATCAACAAGGATGCGAATTTATGGTTAAGGACAAAGGCGAATATTTCAAATTGCCATATTTAAGAGTTTTTATTCCTAAATCCGATTGCACCGTAGTTGATCCAGTAGACCACGTACAGCCAGAACCGAAAGGATGGTGTATTAAGAGAACACCAGAGAATGCAGATGAAATTAACGAATGGGTAAATAATCAGGAAGGAGTGCAAACACGTTCATATATGAATATAGATTATATTCATTCAGGCAAAGTAAATAATGAAGCAATTCCTTATTTAGAAGAATTTATTTGTGAAGGCTTTACCGAGCTGCACACAGTTGAAGAGTTCTTTTCTAAAGTAGGTTACAACGCCACCCCTAAGCTAATAGCAAGAGTCGGAGAGTGGATTAAGATTGTAAGTGTAGATTTCTCCATGTCATCACACACGCTTAATAAACCTTATCAATTGAGATCTGATTTATATGAAAAAGGGGATTTTCAAACTGTATTAGACGATGATGGTAATACTGATAATGGGTATTCTCCTGTGCCGTGGTCTATGAAATTCGAAGTTTGTCCCGCTCCCGTACAGCGTAAGAGTATAGGGGTGTATGAAAATACGGAAATATTTCATGATACTCCTGCTTGGGATATCGACATTATGAAACTTGAAATTAGACCAGTTGGAGAAAGAGTAACGATAGAAGGATGGAATTTTAGCAGTCCAAATTTTTCCAAAGCATACCTTTCACCCAAAGAAGCTAATCAACGACTTAAATCGGAAGTGGAAAAGAAAACCCTTGAAAGAAAATTTACAATAGAAGAAATCAAGCCTTATTTTACTGGACACTATAAAGTGTGTTCGTTTGAGGATTACGCTATTGAACTAGTAGAAAAAGAATTTAATATTAAATATCTGGAGGAATAGGTTATGATAATAAAAAAAATTATTTTACATAATTATTCCAATATTGATTATTGGCATAGCTTATTTGATTTCAGGGTTTTATTATTTAGATCTAAATCCTGTATCATGGAGCCATATGGCTAGACTTTATGTTGCAATTGAAGGGGTAATGCTTAGCATTTTTGGCGTATTTGTATATCATATTAATAAATAAATCATAATGAAAATACTTAAAATACTTATTGTAATCCTAGCTCTTTTGCTTGGCTTTGCTCACTTTACTAGAGCGCAGTCAGACACAACTCGCACACCGATCGGATATGATATTGATTATGCCTTCGTATACGCACGGAAAGACACCGTACACTGCATGACACAATTGTATAATCATTACCCTCACAAAATGTATTTCAGTGTTAATGGAGGCAGAGCAATGGAATTAAAACGTGGTCAGGTTATGACAGTGTGGAGTTGTCGTTTTGCATTAACAGTTACACGTAAAAATTATAAACACACTTACACGTTTTGATATGCAACTAGACTTATTCAGCCGATTAGTAGACAAGTCAAACGCTTTGATCGATGCCTTAAATGATGGAAGAAAGCCAAAGGAAATGTACTATGGCATTGAGATTATTGCAGTTTCCGATATGCGATACTTGCTTGTTGTGCTGAATAGGGAAAAGCAAATACTATTTAATATAGTCGATCAAAACGGTGATATTCCAGAAGGTGGCGGATCATGCTGGAGGATATGGCAACATATAGAGCATGAATTGAAAATAACGATCGAAGATGTATGTAACATGGAAGTCGTTCATAATGGAGCAATAACAAAGTCGGTTCACCCCATATAAGTAAACATAAAACCTATGAAAGCACATCTTCAAGTAAAACATTTGATTACGGCACTTAAAAGCCATAGATATATACTTGCTCGTTATTCAGATGGGGTTATGGTAGGTATCAATTCAAAGATATTAACACATGCCAGATTTTCAAACCTCGAGGGAAGGAGAGAAAATGAAACCAATTACATAGGCTATCGGCCTTGTGGATTTCAAGAATACATTTCACATAAAACACCATTCTTATGAAAGCATACGCAATAAAACATCCGCAAGGAAATATTCTGCCGTGGTATATCTCATTTTATGCAGGTCAAACCAAAGATAAGGCTGTTAAGGATTATGTACCTCACTATAAGAGCTGGAAAGAAATGTATAAGGCTGGCTACCGCTGCGTACCCATCGAGATAACAGAGATAAAAAAGTAAGAGTATGGCAAAACTTATAAAGAAACAAGGGAAACGATGTAGTGTTTTATTTTGAAGAGCTTCGCAACCATTTAAACAGCTAAATAAAATGATAAAAGCATACTGGATATTTATTACAACAGGGTGGAAAAGTATTAAGTACTTTGGCTTACCAGAATTAGACAAAGACGTACTAGTATGCTATCCTCACCTATTTGAATTTAAGTCAACAACTGTAAGCCTAGATACTGACGGCTGTTTTTACGATTACTTAGGTAACAAAATACCTGAATACATATTTATAAAGTATTACAGAAATTTATCCTCACCACCTAAACAGAAAGACAATGCCTAAAGGTAAAAGGATTGGCGTTTGTGGAACGTTAATATCCGATTTCGATAAAATAATGATGGGTTCCGAGTCTGAATCAAAACAAAATATAACATCTAAACTATTGGCCGAATTGCCAGAAAGAGTAATAGAAGAACTTATAATTAATAAATATCAAGCCGTAACGATAGAGAATGCTCTAAGGTTAGCCATGAATGTTCTTGAAAGTAGAAATAAGGAAACAGAAACCGCAATGGATAGAGAATTATTACGTGCTGATAAATATATCAAAGAAGTTTTAGCAAAATCAAAGTTTTAATTTTATGAACAACGAAAGATACTTATTCAGGGGAATGAGAACCGATAAATATTTTGTAAAATAATTAATGAATGTGTTGCATTGATTAATTAAAGTTGTATATTTGTATCAGTTCGAACGTAAAACACTTACAGATATGAAAGCACTTAGAATAATCGGATTTACAGACTCAGTTAACGAATGTGATTACTGTGGCAAAACAGGCTTAAAAGGAACATTTGTAATGGCTGATGATTCAAACAATGAGTTCTATTACGGGTCGTCTTGTGGTGCAAAAGCGTCAGGACAAACAGATTTAGAATTTAAAGAATCTTTCAAAAAAATCACTTTTGATCAAAAAATTGAAGAAATGGTTAAAGGTGCTACTAATGAAATGAATCAAGATAAGGTTAGAATTTTTGCAGTTAAAAAGGGAATGAGCGTTTTAGAATTTATGAAAAAGTTTGGACAAAGAACTACCGATGTTGTTGAATCATACCAATTCGGATCTAAAACGGTTGTAGCATAATGGCAAATACTTACGGACAATTATCTGAAAATAGTGATAATAAAATATCTCTTAATGATTTTGAAAAAGAGGTCGGTAAAAGATTAAAGCAATATGTTTTAATAAAGTTCAACACAAAACACGTAAAATTGTGCAGAAAACTATATAAGCAAGGTTATACCATTTCCGATACTGTCAGCATGCTAATACTAAATTCATAATGGGCAAACACACAATTAAAGGAGCAGGCGGAGCGAAGCCATTTAAGTACGGAGAGGAAACAGTAACGGTATTCGGCCGAAGAGTTCCAAAGTCAAAGGAGGAAGATTACAGGGAATGGTATTCAAAAGCCTGTGATTCTAAAATAGATAAGAAACTTAAAACCTACATTAAAAAGCCGAAAGGTAAATGATTATGACACACGAAGAATTTCAACAGAATTTAGAAAATATGCCTGCTGAAGAACTAATAAAAGAATGTAAAGAATTTATTAGCAACGCATGCAAAACAGGTGGCAAAAATTTTGTAATGCATATACCGCCACGATTAACTGATTTTGATATTATTTTTTCAGAGTTGGTTACGCGTTATAAAAGCTTATTGCCATGTACGGGAAATTGTGGCATGAACTATTGTGATGAAAACGGTTGTATTGACCGAAAAAGAAATACAGCCAGTTTAATTGATCCACCTGTTAACGTTTCTCAATCATGACAGCAGAACAACAAGAGAAGGCTAGATTCTTCGCACAGTATTATGGTCAACATATACTAAGATCATCATTATGGGCTAGCTCTATCAAATCCTGTAAATTATATCCTGAGGTAATTGGTGATGATGATAAGTATAAATTCTATTTACTTCTCACTCCATTATCAATGATAACGGATGAAGATAGAGATATTACCAGTAATCTTTCATTTAAAGAAAGCGACATACCCCAAGCAATTGATTATTTACGATCAAAAGGTTATTCAGTGCCTTGGATGGGTATATCAGTAGAAGAGCAAGTACAAAGAGGCTGGATAAAATTAAAATCTTAAATTATGGAACAACAAGAGGTACAACTTAGCTCCGAAGATTGGGCTTTGCTTACAAATTTTACAGGTTCAATAATGCCTAATCCTATTACTTGGAATGATTTAATGCCAGTAGTGGGGAAGATAGGTAAAATGGAATCAGTTAGAGAAGTTTCAGTATCTACTATAAGAACTCGCCTTTGGTTTAATCCAAATCAAAAAGTATCATACCTAACTAGCCCTATAACTCAGGGTGCTAGTATTGATAAAACATTTATGGTAGTTCGTGATTTCATTCGCTGGCACAACCAACAAACCACAAACGTATAAGTAACCACCACACAACAAACAAAGCAATGGTAAAAGGAAAATGGCATACAGCTGATAGTTTCGATGGCGAAAGACTTTTAAAGCAGCACTTCTATATTCCTGCCATGCGTGGCAAGCCTTGGGAGGATGCTTATGAAGGTAATCGTTCGGCATGCAAGTTAAAAGGTGGAATAGTTGATGAGAATGAAAAGTTTGTTAATATCGAATCTCTTTATTCAGAAGAACAAAGACTAGATTGTTGTAAAAAATGTTTAAAAATAGTTAATTATGGAATCTAACCCTATAGAGGGGATAACCCGATATAAAACTATTGTAGCCGATCCGCCTTGGAGATATTCGGGAAGTGGCCCAGCATCAAGTAAACAGCATAGGCCGAATAGCTATGGTGCTTCTCCTTCAAGCCACGAACGATACGGCTCTATGAGCATCAAAGAGTTGTCTGACATGCCAATTAGGAGAATGAGTGAAGACAAAGCACATTTATACTTATGGGTCACAAACGCATTTATTGAACGTGGATGGCAATTATGTAAAGATTGGGGGTTTGATCCTAAAACGGTTGTTACTTGGGGCAAAGTTAAGTCTAACGGTACGCCATCTATGAAAACAGGATATTATTTTAGAGGTGCAACGGAACATTTCATATTCGCCACAAAAGGGAATTTAAGATTAAAAACGAAGGAGGCATTTCCAACATTATTTTTATCTGAAAGGCTTCCGCACTCTGTTAAACCTGAATGGTTTTATGAATTGGTGGAGCATGTTAGTTACGACAGAAGATTGGAATTGTTTGCGAGAAATAATCGTGACGGTTGGGATGCATTCGGCAATCAGGTTGCAAATTCTATCAACATAAACGACATACAGAAATGATAAATCCAATTTGTGATTATTGTAAAAAAGAATTAAAAGAATTTGGAGCTATATTATTAAGCCCTCCAGTCGGGCTTATAGTAAAAAAATTTCATGTATGTTTAACATGCTATGAAAAAATGAAGCCATGAGTTAGGTGAAACAAAAACAACGGTACATAATCGAGTATAATTGCCAACATACTTTTTATTCAACAGGAGATGGTTGGTTAAAATGTACGCAATGTGGCTATTTAAAACCAATCAATTCATAACCAAACTATAATATGGGAAACACAGAACAACAGATATCGGTCAATATTCCAATTTGGCAATTAAAGCTATTAAAACAATACTTTGGAGAAAACGATAAAACTTCTATCGAGCATTGGGCTTATAATATTTTCGATGATGCTTTAAAAGCTCCAAAAGTCGAACATGAAGAGGTAAAGAGCCTGCTGAGTGCGGAAAGATTTTATTTTTATGAAATGGAAAATCATAAAGCTCCAATAACTCCTGATGAATGGTTAAGATTTGCGGAATCCTTCGCATCCCTAGCAGTAGAGCAAGCCGAAGAAAAGTATGAAGATCGAATTATATTATTTAATGCTAAAATTGAAGCATTAGAGCAAGCCAGAAAAGAGAAGGATGATATTCAGCATAATTATGAGTTATTGTTCAGCGAAATTAACGAGTATTGCGAGATTTTAAAACAAAGACCTAATAGACTAGGAGCAATTATTGACCCAATTTCAAACGATATAAAAGAAATACTAAACCAATTTTTGAATAATGGAAAGTAAACCAATACCAACTTGGATAAAAGGGTATGAAAACCATTACTCCATAACGCCAGATGGAGATGTTTACACATATAAGTTCGGCAAGATAAAAAAGATCACACCTGGCATCGGTAAGGATTTATCAAGGGCTCAATATTGCAATATTTCCCTTTCATTAAATGGCACATCAAAAACTGTCAGGATCCACAGAATAGTTGCAGAGACCTTTATTCCAAACCCGGATAATAAGCCATGCGTTAATCATATTAACGGTATAAAGACCGATAACAGAGTTGAAAATTTAGAATGGGTTAATGTAAAAGAAAATGCAATTCACGCAAGAGATGTATTAGGCATAAAAAGAAAACAACAAAATCCATTAAATAGGCAAAAAGGATTTTACTCAAGAAAGCCAATATTAAAATTAAGTTTAGATGGTAATTTAATTTGTGAATATAGAAGCATAACAAGCGCTGCAAGAGAAAATAACATTAAAGGTATTCAAATAATACGCGCCATTAACGGGAGAGGTCCTTTAAGTAGATTATTTATCTGGAAATATAAAATTATTGATATTAATACTAACAAAAAGTGATATTATGAAAAAACTACTTATACTATTACTCCTTGTGCCGATACTATCCTTCGCTCAAATCAACATTGAACTGGAATCGCATAATTTTACTAAAAATGGATTTACAAGATCAAGTTGCTTTTACGGCGTTTCCGCATATGAAGATGGACAATTTACATTGGTGCTTAATCTAAAGAATATTGTAAAGGTAGAGGTTAGGAATGGGCAAAATAAGGAAGTTTATACCATTTCCCAAGACGGGATTTATGACATAAACATTCCTATGGCTAATGATAATTTCATTATAGTCTTCACCGATTGGCAAGGTACTAGGCTTTGGTGGTACCGGTATTAATTTCCTCCAAATATAGTTGATGCTCTGAACTTCGGTCTTGACTTACCTGGCTGTGGTGCCATTTCAGTTTGCCCTCCACCACGTGGTGCTAATGGATTTGGATCATAACCTTGTTTCGTTGTCATTTGTTTGACAGCTTTCTCGGCACCTTCATCATCTTTGAATCGTGCTGATCTAGCTTTTTCCTTTTCGCGCGCTTCTTCTAATTTGGCCTTATACTTTGCTTTTATGGCCTTGCGCTGTTCTGCTGTAGGTTTGGTTGGAACTAGCATATTATAGTCTTTTCCATTTTTTTACTCCTGGAACAGAGGTTTTAGTTTTCACCATTGTAACATTGTCTGACTCGCGGCCGCTTGGGCTATCGAATGTTCTTTTAGTTACTTCTGTTTTTTTACCCTTGCCGGGACCCATTGTGATTTTCATAGTCTTATTTTTTATTGGTTAAATCTTTAATGTACATTTTTATTAAAATATCTGCTGCCTTATTAGGATCGTATAATCCACTATTTGTTCTAATGCCAACTTTAATTAATTGAGGCATTTTAGCAGTATGCTTATTAATTTCTGCTAAGTTTGCCCCTTGTCTTAAAGCTGCATGATAAAGATAAGACATTTTATTTATTTGATTTACAACTTGCGTCTTGTAAATTTCAATTGCTTTAGATTTTTCTTCTTCAGATCTGGCATTTTTATATGATCTCTCAAATGCATTTTTATCCGAATCACCTTGCTCTTTTTGAGTATAAAATTGATATGTAAATTGCTTTGTAACATTTAGGACTCTTGATTTAACCCCAAATGCGCTTAATGCAGCAGTTTCTAGCGTTACTTCTGACCCGTGTTTTGTCTTACCGTATACTGCTAAATCATAAAAGCTGCGGCCCACCTTAACATTTGTTGGTTCCAGTTTATTCCCGATATGCTCAGATATTTTACGTAGTTTTTCTGTATTTGAATCATTTTCGCTATATATTTTTTCATCGGTACCAGACTTATATCCAAATGCAATATCAGCACCCGCTTCTGTGACAATATTTATATCAGTAAATGGCTGTAACATCTGTCCAATGGAATTATATATTCTTGAATCAAATTCCTCTTTTTCTATATCTCCATTTGAGAAAGCTATAATTGGAGATATGAAATTGTTATAGTATGTAAATCTGCCGGCATCAGTATATGTGTATTCGTCACCATCTTTTCTATATAATAGCAATGGATTAAATTTTGAATACTCAGGAACAAATAATCTTAAATCCCTTTCATCTTCATCATCCCCGCTAATCATGGTGGTTGCCATTTGCATAATCTGATAAGCTCCAAAACCCATTGAAGTTAATATTCCGGCTAATCTCGTTACGCCGATAGCCCTTGTTTCAGACTTGGATAGGTCTTTCTTAATTTGATATGCTTGATTTGTGGTTGTCCTATAAATCTCTGCAGGGAATGTCGCAAATGTTGAGAACCAAGGAGAATTTCTGAAGTTTTTAACCCATGGATAGGCCAGATCGTATGTTGGCGAATTATTGGATACAATCTTAGCTGCATTATCACGTAATTGAGTTTCGGTCCAATCTGTATGAACTGTACGATATCTTTCAACCTCTGCATAGAATCCAATAACGCGGGCGTATTCATCACCAACCTCAAATATCTTTTTACTGCCAGAAACTATACCTTTTATTCCTTTTGAGAAAATGTCTAATCCGGGTACCGATTCTAAATAAGTTTCAAAAGGCACATATCCAGCTGTATCTTTAATACGATCAGCTAACTCTCTACCAGAAACACTTTGCCCTAAAATACCTAGTTTTTTTAGATCTTTTATCTCTTCTACTAATTGTGGTCTACTTAACTGAACCCATTTTTTTGCTGCATACGTAGGATTCCATGCATTACTAACAATATTTGATACGTTAGAAATATAATTGGCTACGGCTCCTGGAGCAGACGCTGCAGTCTTGCCTACTTTAACTAAGGATACGATAGCCCTAAATGTTTTCATTCCAGGACTCATATCCTGCTGAATCATTCCGTTTAGTTCTTTTAATGCCGCTTCAAATGTTTCTGTAGTGTATACATCACCATCTTCTATTAATCCTTTCCATGCATCCCCTTCAATTTGTCGGTGGAAATCACCTGTTGGTTTATCAGAGAATATAGTACCCATTCCTTGAGCCTTTAATTGCTTCTGGAAAGTATAGTTCTGAATAGAAGTAATCATTTTATTTGCCGTAGACAAGAAGTTAATATATGGGTCTTGATATTCACCCATTAATTCTCTTATCTCTGGACTTTGATTTAATCTTTCACTACGCTGCTTTAAGAATGATCCTGATATTGCTCCGGCTTTACCACTTGGGTTGATATTATCCGTTGGCGCATAAAGGATTTGATTGATAAGTGCGCTTATTTCCCCATCGTCAGGGCTTGTAAACTTATCCAAACTTTCCTTCATTACTTCCGGATAGTTTTTCTGCTGCATATTATATGCTGCATTCTCAGCTTTAGCTATGGCGGCCTCTATTTTTGCATTCTGCTTATCAAATTGAGATTTTTTAGTATCGTATATAGAATTGAAGTCTTTAATAGAATCAGCTTTAACTGCTTCAAGATACGCTATTTTACCTTCGTGTTTTGTCTGCTTGGTTTTGCCAGATAAATCAGGGCCTACTTGCTCTTTATTTGGGCGTTTCTTTAATGACTTTATCTTATTGTCGATCTTAGCTATATATGCATCATGTTTGGATTTATATTCAGCTAATTTGGCATTATTTTCATCAACTTTAGATTGCTTGTTTGCAATAGTAGTTCTGAAATCACGAATGCGCTTATCCTTATTTTTAAACGCCTCCTGAGACTTTTGATATTTGGCAGTATAAAATTTGATGTACTCATTTTTAAGATAAGCAACAGCTTTATTCATCGTTTCTTCCGGAACATTCTCTTTCCATACTGGATCATTCCACTTCTTATATGAACGATTCAGGTATGTACCCATATTCTGATCAATAACTGCTTGCATTGAATCTGAAAGCATCCCAGAGTTTTTCATTTCAAGTGATAATCCATCAATAACACTTCTTAATGTTGAAACTTCAGCTAATACTTCAGAAGGAAGAATTATAGAAGGCGTCTCCCCGTGTAATACATGGTCGATAGCTACTAATTGTTCTTTTGTAACTTTGCTTTTACCCCCAAGGTGTTTAGTAATAGATTTTTCTACCTGTTTCATTGTATGCTCAACTTCTTCAATCTTTTGAGCGATAGTATTTTTTCGTATATAGGAATAGTTGAAAACGAGATCAAATGGAATAGCGCCGCCAACTCTTGTTGCCTTGATCCATGCTTGCTTTAACTTGTCTGTACCTTTTTTGAAACGTGTGTCCATTGGAACTGCTTTCAAAAAGCCTTTCTCCATTAGGATAACTCCTTCTAAAGTTTCTCCTTTTTTATTAGCCTCCTGTAGATTTTCTGTATCTTTTGTATATTCAGCGCGTGCTTCATCATAATTACCTTCTGGATATTTCTGATCATATGCCTCACGCGACATCTTCATAGCATCCGTAATTTCGGGATCTTCTGTTAATGTTACTTTACCTTTGTCAAATACGACAAGTTCGCCTTCCTGGGTTTTACTTTCCGGGAAGTACATAGAATCATATCCTTGATCCTGTAAGTTCTTTGTGAATAAGTCCGCTAGTTTTTCAGTGCCGGAGTTACTCAAGTCATCTATTATTGGATTGGGAGGTATTTCTGCGCCTTCAAAATCTGTTTCGGAGAATTGATTGATATTGCTTTTGAGCACATCCCCACGCTCTTTATTCAGATTATTCTCTGATGTAGTATATGGATTTTTAATATTTACATCAGCATTGAACTTTTTACCACGGCCTTGGTATCTATTGCCTTTCTCGGTGCTTAAATAGGTACCTTTTGCAACTCCGCTGCCCATTGCCACTCCCTTTACATGGGTTAGCTTCTTATCCTTTATTTCGCGGATGGTTTCTGATTTGTCGGCAATGGTTGTTTTTCTTTCGGGTTGTTCAACCGGTATTGCGCTAGTGCTTTCGCTACTAGTTCGGTCAGCTTTTCTGCTCTCTTTGACATAATTTTCTACTATTTTAGTTTCTTCTGGTGTTAAATCATATAGGAACGGTAATGCCGATATATCTTTTTCAAGTTCATCTAACTTTACATCCCCATTCTCATCCGTATATTTATCAATTACTGAGTTAGGATCTTCTTTAATATTTTGAGGTGGTGTTGATTTCGCCTCAGCTATTTTTTTAGCTATTGTTTTATTTAACTGCTTGCCTGTTACCTCTTCGTATTTATCGGATAATTCCCTTAATCTTGGATTTCCCGCTGGTCTATCAATTTGGTCGGGACCTTGTGGGTATTTATTCATAAAATCCCACACATCTTCCGGGGTAACTTCATTTCCATCACCTTCCGGATTGATAGTGCTGCTTGCTTGCTGTGCTACCTGATCAATAGTATTTGCACCTTCTTTAAAATAAGCGCGCGCCATGGAGTTATTAAATTTATTAACATCACCTTGTCTTCTAACTCCTTCTTTGGATACACCCGATCTTAACAAGTCTGCAATAGCGCGTTCTGCTGGGGTAATATGTACCGGATTTGTTCGTTCTTCATGATATTTAGTAGCAATTACTTCAGGGTCGGTCAAATCCTCTTCCTGATTAGGAGCTACTTCTTCATGTGCTTGAATATCTCGACTTGTTTCAGTCTCCGTTCCGCTTGTTGTTTCGATAGGTTTGGCTTGCTCAGATTCTTGCCCGATTCGCTCTTCACCTGGAACTTGTTGCCCAATTTTATTATCATTTTCTTCTATTTGTTTTTTGGATGGGTTAGCATATATCTCACCAATAGTATTTGTAAGATCTCTTATTTCTGTATCTATTTTTTCAGCTCTTTTATCTGCTACCTCTTGTTGCTCAACGCTTAATACGTTAGAATATATATCTTGTTTTTCAACTAATAAGCCATTGATCTTATTTGTAACCCCTACAGTTTTAGGCGTAATTGCTTCTGAGTTAGGCATAGTTTGCATAACCTGCATTACATTGGAAAATTCTTTAGGTGTTATATTCTCTACATTTAGTTGTTTTTGCATTTCAGTAGTATTCATTGATATTATCTGATTTTCCATATTTGCGACTATCTGTTCTTGCTCTTTATCAAATAAATCCTTTTTTGCTTGAACATATTCTTGAGTCTTCTTTATTTCCTGAGCCTCATATGGGTCCGTTGTTGCTCTTAGTTTAGCTCCAAGGGATGCGCCTATAATATTCAATGCAAATCCGGTCAACCCTCCAACTTCGCCTGATTGAACCATGCCATCAGTAATATTTCTGGTGTCATCATACAAATTGGATGCTACCATATTTGATAACGCTTGCTGCAAAACCTCAGTTGTTGCTTCTTCAAGACCACCCTTAAATCCGTTTATTAATGTTTGTTTTAATCCTCCCCCAGTTACTTTATCTAGCCTACCCATAAATGACATAATAGGCATAGCTTCAAGACCAGCTGACCCAACAGTATTTATTACTGCGGACTTAAAAGCAGCATCGGCATTACCTGTTTGATTATAAGCATCTTGAAATTCAGAATTGAATACTTGTGATGCGGCAACGTATGTTGCTGGTTGTGTAGCAATCGTTTTAGCCGCCTGAGCACCTGCGCCTATAATTGATCCTGATTTTGATAATGCATTGGCATATTTTGCTGCATCCAATAATTGCTTACCTTTACTAAGCATATTTACGGCGCCAGTCCCGGCGATCATAGTAATTCCTTGGCCTAATCCAGAACTAACCCCACCTAAAATACTTTGCTCAAATTCAGGAGAAGCGGACATATTTTCTTCATTAAAATCATGCCACATTGTAGCTTCTTTGATTCCGGTTAGCCACATTGCGGCCTTCCCCATAGGAGACGAATTGTCGTAGGCTTTATTATATTCCTCAAAAGTATATGGTGATGGCGTTCCTGTGAACTTTTCTGCTCCATATCCAGCAATATTATTTAATGTAAGTACTGCTTGAGGTATTGCATCATATACAGCCTTGTTTAAGGGGGCAAGAAATTCGTTTGCCGAACCTAAAGCTTCATCCATAACAGTCGGTACATTGCCAAAAGATAAATTCTTGGCTTCATCAAATGTTAATGGCTTATTTATTTGTGGGACTGTTGATTCTGATGCGACAGAAAAATCAGTCTTCGGTATTGCTGTCGTAGGTGCCTGATTGGTATTCTGCAAAAGCCCTTTTGAATACTGTTCGGAACGCAGTGCATCCGCTTCTTGCTGCTTTGATTGCGTGCTTAATGGTTGTAATGCATCGGCTACAGGAATCTGTTTTCTTTCTCCACCAGTTTGGAATGTAGCTAATTGTGCCCCGTCGGATGGCGTTACATAATTCTCTAAAGACGTTTCTTGTGTTGGCGTAGCTGCCTCCTGAAGAGCTGTCGTCAATGGTTGCTGTATTCTCTGCTTTGTATCGAAGCTCTGTACCTTTTTTTCTGTTGAAGAGGGTGCCGATGGTTCTTTTTTTTTAAAAGGATCACCGTATTGGGATTGATATGCGGATTTAAACTTGTCAAAATCTTCAAATGATCCTGAATATTTATCGGTATACATTTTAGCCAATGCATTATTATATACCTCAGGATTCGCAACTAATGCGGCTGATTTATCAGGTGTTAAAACACCGTTATTAAATTTGTCTGCTAGATATTGATCCGCTCTTTGTATTACTGCTTCTGGCATGTTTATTTATTAATATCCGTGTAATGCTTTATCGTATTTATCCCAAGCATCTCTTAACGCTTGTTCTTCTGGAGACAATTTAGTCCTATTGTAATAGTTAGTATTAGCCCTTACGTGACTACCTATTGCATCTTGTTGGCTAAATGGTGTCTGAACCGCATATCTTATTGTTGCTATCTTTTTACCAGATTCATCCTCTGAATATAAGTATTCTCCACCAGTTTCTTCAGCTTTCTTTTTGGCGGCTTCATCATTTTCAACATTTACTTTTTCATTAACAAATCCAGTTGCTATATCCTGTCCGGTATAATTACCAAAACTATCTGGCTTAGTACCTTTCATTCCATTAGCATAATACTCTTTCCATTTATTGGCTAACTCATTTAACCGAGCAGTTGTAACATCTATAGGTCCGCCTATTTTTTTCCCTTGTGGATCAATAAGCCCAAAACCAGCATGCGTTATTTGGAATGTAGGATCTGTTGTTGTTTTTTGAAGTATCTGACCGGTTGTTAAATTACGTAGATTTTTAACGTTCGTTGTTAATGGTGGTAAACCTGGAGTTGCTGGCCCATTTTCTCCCTTTTTAACTGAGAAATAGACGCCCGGAACTGGCCCTGGATTTATTTTATATGTTGTTCTTGTTACTTTTCCTGTAACTGGGTCGGTGTAATATGTTGGAGCAGCTGTTGTTGTTGTATGGGAATATTCACCTGGAGTTGCAATAACGTTTGTCGATGCATTACCCCCTGTAGAACTATCTACGGCTGACTTTTCTTCATTGCTTTCAACTAAACCTTGCGTTTTCTGATTATGCACCTCAAGCATTTCTTTTGCTATTTGGTTACGATATCCTGCAGCATTTAAACTTGTCCCGCCCTGACCTTTGCGTAAAGGGTTGCCATTGGTAATTAAATCTTGAGCTATTTGTTCAGGAGTCATCAATGCATACTTAGCGTAATTTTTATCTGTTTTTGATAGTCTCGCTATTTCCTCAGCATCCTTTTGGAATTGAGGGAAAACCATTTCTTTATCTATTTTTTTTTGAAGAACACCGTTTTTTTCTGATAACAAAGCATCTACATGTTGTTGCCCAACACCTATCTTCATTTGTCCCGGATTTTTTGGATCCGAAACCATGAATAATGCTCCTGCTGTTGTTTTTTTAGAACCGGCCTTTTCTGGATTTTCCCAAGAGTTCTCATTTGTTTGAGAAGACATCTTAAAATTTCCAGCAAAATCTTTTACTGCTGTTTCAGCATCATAAAGGTGTGTAGCTTCTGTTGGGTCAGATTGCGCCCTAAAACCACCTTGCGGAGTAGTCCAATATCCACCTTCGCCTTTTGCTGCAGCATGTGCTGCTAATCCTTTATTATATGCATCTCCATATGTTTGTGCATAAGCCGGAATAACAGTAGATATTTCATTATCATACTTATTCTTTTCATCCTTACTTATTGCAGAATGTAAATCTAAATCCGCTTGTGCTGCAGCCAATTCCTCTTTTGGTATATTCTCCCCCCTATCTAATTTACCAGCAAAATACTTTTTATATTCTCCTTGTTTGTACTGCAACTCTGGATTGCCCTTTGTATCATTACTAATTTTACCAAAATCAGCTAACATTTTAAGGTCCCTATCAGCCTTGGCTGCCCTTTCTTTTGCTGCACGATCTTCATTAGCGCCCATAAATTGATATGGGGTATAATCAAAACCTCGCGGACGGTATGGCAATACAACTGAATCTCCAAAACCTTGGTCTGGATTAGTAGCTAATAATTTCTGAGAAGTTAAATCTGGTGCTGCCATCTATAAATTATTATTGTATTGGGGCCATCCCTAAGTTAGTATTATTAAACATTGGGCTATATTGTTGTGGCGCATTCGGGGCCGAAGGTGCTCCTGAAGCAGACCTGCTACTGCGTGGCGCTCTTGCTCCTACTTGTCTATTCCCACCATAGTAATTAGTACCGTACACATCGTCCATTTGTTTTCCTGTATCATAATTAGATGCAAGATCAATACCTGAACTTATTGCGTTGTTAAGATTTCTATTAGAAGAATCTCTCAGTGATTGTATCTTTAACTGTTGGCTTTGATATGGTTGGTTTTGATTATAATCAAACATTTCATTCTGCTGTCCGGCTACTTCTGATAAAGTATTCCCGTAACTAGCTTTATTTTGTTGCTGATTTTCTGCTCCTGCAGCTGCTAAGGCTGATAGTTGATTTCTGTTATTTGCGTCAACCTGAGTCAATCCAGCTATAACGTCGCTGGCCGACCCGCCAGTATTTTGTATTTCCCTGTTTGCTCTGGATGTACTGGCGCCTAATTGATTTTCATAGTATCCCTGTGCTGGCAAAAGGGAACTATTAGCCATATTCTTAGCCAAATTAGCCTTCTCCTGCAAAGCAGTTGGAATACCTAAAATTGGCCTGACTTTCGCTGCAGCCTGAAGTTGCTTGCGCTGCCTATCTTGACTATATGCAGTTTGAGCCTTCATCCCAGCATCCGCTGCCATTCCTATAAGTGCTAATGGTATAGCCATATTGGTATCATTTATTTACATTAACAATATTAACCAATTTTACTAATAATATCTAAAATTTTTGCTATTATTACATATAATTTTGAATATATTTGTATTAACCTAAACCTTACTACTATGAAAAACTTAATATTTACCTTATTTGCATGTTTGATTATTTGTTCTTGCAATAAAAAAAATAACGACCCTATGCCAACAAAGCCATCAACTTTATATTTCCTGGAATACGAAGTTCCTGAAAATACTACTGTGACTTCTTACCTAGATAATGATACGGTGGTAGATGCGCCTCAAAGTGGGCCAGCTTTTTCTTTTACTACAATAGATAAAAATAGAACTATCAAATATAGCTGTGACAACCCTATAAACATAAGAGTTAGAGCTAGAGATTTAAATAATTACCAGTCTGGCCATATCTACATTGAAATTTTAAATACTACTTCAGGGACTTTAGATTTAAGTTCTTTACCAGAATAATTAACCAATATGAATCTACAGGATAAAAGAGTTGTAATCGGAATGGATTTTGATACTGCTGATGAAGGTGTAGACAAAACATTTTCTAGAAGAGTTGAAAACTGTAGGGTAAATATTGTAAACAATAGTAAAGATGGTATTATCGAACCGGTATTGGGTAATGTCGAGATTCCAAATGCACTTGCGCCTGGGGATAATAAAACAATAGGTAAGTATTCTGATACATCAAAAAATAAAATATACGTTTTTACTTGGAATTCAAATAATAACGACTCGATAAGTGTTTTTGATGGCACTAATTTTACTCAATTAGTTATTGGCAATTTGGGGTGGGAATCAGACTTGATCATTCATTCCGTAACGCTTATAAACAACTTACTTACATGGACTGAAGGTGGATCTAAATACCCAAGACAAATAAACGTATTGGAATTTTTATTTGATCCAATTGAGTTTGATATGTCTTTAATAAAAACTCCACCCACGTTTCCTTTGCAAATACAATTGCAGCAAACTGGAGTTGTTAATACTAATTTTTACCGGAAAGAAAACTACTATTTCATATATCGATTTGTATATGACAATGGGCAACAAAGCTCTTGGTCACCTTATTCTAAACTAGTTAGCAGTAAATATACTACGCTAGTTTTAGATGATGCCATTTATTCTCAATTTAAAATCAATGAGTTTAGGGTCTTTAGAGCTGGAGGTATTGACGGACTTTACTATAATACAAAGATTAAATATATAGATTTTGCATACGCAAATACATATTTAGGGCCTTTTAAATTATTTAAAAGAACTAAAGTAGATGAAGTTATCAATCAGACTGAATGGGATCAATTAATATTATCCGATACTGATTTGTCCGTATATGGCAGTAATGAAGATTTATCTGTACAATTTAGAAATGATTTATCTTTTAGCGTAATAGCACCAACTGATACTGAGCGGCCATATGATGATATTTGGCCGTGTGAAACTATTGAAACAGTAGATAATAGAAATCTTATAGGAAACACGCTTGAAGGGTTTGCTGAATTTAATTTGGTTATTGGAAATGTTAGTCAGGGAAGAAAAAGTGTAGATTATTTTACCGATACAATTACAGGACCTAGCCAAGCAGAATTAGTTGGGAATTTCATGGTATGGAAGAATAATTCTAAATATGAAATAGGCCTTGTTTTTTATAATGAGTTTGGACAAAAGTCGGGCGTTTACACAGACCAACGATTAAAAGTTTTAACACCTCCGGATTATAGGGCTGGTGACAAGGAGAAAGTTTGGTGTTTTGACTTTGATATCGCTGGATCTCCGCCAGAATGGGCAACACATTATCAAATTGTTAGAACAAACAATAATAAAGTTACAAGATTTGTACAGGGTATTACGAATGATATCCTATATGTATCTGGCTATGACTCTAATGGTAATCCATCTTTCATAAGAAAAGTAATTGGAACTGCCGCTGCACAAACAAAAGAAAATGTAACTCTTTATTTACCTCCGCTTGGCGCAACTCCAGGAGAAAGACGGGTAAACAACATGATTGCTGATGGGAATGATTGGAGTAGCCCACTTCCAGTATATGAATATGGCCTTAGCGATACTGATAAGCCAATATACAAAGAGGTAACATATTGGGCAAAAAGTGCCGGAGGAAACTATAACCAAGCTGGTTTAATATTTACTCAAGCTAGATATAAGCCAGTACAACACTATACTTGGCCAGGAACGCCAGATAGTGTTCCATTTAATAGTGATGAAAATGATTATATAATTGGATACTCCCCTGACGGGACCGCAATATATGTAGGCGGAGTTAACCGTAGAGGGGAGAAAATAAATGAATTCTCTAAAGCAGGGCTTGATTCAGCTGTTGATATTCTAATAGATATTTATAACTGGAACAATACAACCAACTTTGAAGAAAACCAATTTAATAGTACGAATACCGTTGCAAGACAAGTATACAACCCCTCTTGTGAAACTCCATACGTTTTTCAATCAGGAGATAGATTAAATATTTACTATTCTAGCACTGGAACATATTCAGGTATTCTTGATCTTGAAATAAAGGATTTTGTTGAGGGTAGATACCTTAAAGTTAAATTCGACCAAAGATTGCTGGAAGATAATATTTTAGGGTCAGGTGCATTTATTGAAATATATACACCTCATACTGGATCAGATGATATATTCTTTTATGAATATGGCGATTGTTATCCTATAAATAATTCTAAAACCGATCTGAGACAATATTCTAAAACCTCGTTCAGTATATTTGAAGGGGACACGCATTATATGATGTATGCTCCAATGTACGCTAAGGACATTAGAATAAATTATAGAAAAAGAGGCGTAATTGACTTTAGTTTAGGCAGAGGCTATTCTCAATATCCTTTCTTCTCTATGAGTCCGGATAACTTAAATAGAGCTGGAATATGGGAGAAGGCTAATGGTAGGCCAAACGTTGTTTTACTTGACGGTGAAAGACAAACAAGAAGAAGGGACACCATTCGATATTCAGACAGATATATTGATGGGGCAAGTATTAATGGAACAAGTACATTCTATTCCTTTAACTCATATCAATTAGATTATACATGGGGTGCTATCAGAAAGATGACTTCCCAAGAACAAATACTTCTTATAAATTGTGAGCAGGAAGCAGCGCTTGTATATGTTAATAAAGCCATGCTTGCGAATGCGGATGGAAGCGATAACCTTATCATATCAGATCACCTATTGAACTCAGCAAGAAAGCTGCCTGGTGGATATGGCTGCGTTAACCCCGAATCAGTGAACAAATATGATGACTATATTTATTTCTGGAGCAAGCTAAAAGGGTGCGCTTTAAGATATAACACATTCAACAGCATATTCGATATATCCGGTAACTACAAAGCGCGATCATATTTCTATAACAAAGTTTCGGATAGATGCTTTACCGGGTTTGACCCAAAGTTTAGAACTCAATACTTTAGATTTGATGATGAAAATATAGGATTCATTGATCCGGCAAGTCAGGATTACCCAAATACATGGTCATCTTTCTTTAGTTTCCTTCCTGAGCAGTTCGCTTATATTCAGCTGCAGCTTTACACTTTTAAGGATGGTAAGATGTATAAACATGAAGCAGGTCCGGTTAATACTTTCTATGGTGTAAAATATCCTAGCCGTATTGAGGTTATATTTAATGCAGAACCAAATATGCAGAAGATAGCCAACTTTATATCTCAGGAAAGCGACACGCCTCTTTGGTGTGAGTCAATCACTAACCAAGATGGCCAGATTACAACAATTGAGAATGGTGCCTTTGAACGTATAAATAAAGATTGGCAATGTGATGTTCCGGGAGATACTTCATCCGGATTGAGCAAGTGGGAAGGCAACCTTATTAGTTCTCACTTGTTCAATGTTACTTTCCGTTACGATGGGGATAGCTTATTCCGTCTTAGGTATCTGAACTTGTATTCTCAAATTAATCAAAGGACAAATAAATAATAAATTATCTATTGTACTATTGAAAAATAGTATTAATTTTGAATATATAAATCGGGTCTCGTACACCTATGAAAGTCTTTCCAATCTATGCTTTAGTAGAGCATAATCAACAAAGCCCTAATTGATGTACGAGATCATTAGGGCTTTAATTTTGTGCCCTACATTAATAGAGGTGCTATTAATTAAATTGTTGGTCGTTTTGTTTGCCTCAAACTTCGTTCTTATAGTGCGTTGGATCAGGCCATTGTTTTATTGTACAATAGGTTAAATTTAAAACCGCATTAAGATTGGATAGCTTTTTCTGATGCACATGAAACGAACGATTGAACTCAAATCATGGTATTGTTAGGCTAGTCTTTTATAGGAGGGGTTTTAGACTAGCTTAACCTTAACAATCACTTCTCTCAAAGAATCTAAATCATGTTTAAAGGTAATCGAGTTAAAATTTAAGATTATGAATACAAATACACTATTGCTTTCGTTAATAATGAGTTTTTCATGCATGTCTTTTATATGGTTTAATAAAAGATTTATTAAACATGATTATACTCATGATTTATTATTTGCACATTTATCATTAATGGCCTCATTATTTTGTGCTGTATATATTGCTTTTCATATAAAATAAAAACACCTCCAAATTAATGAAGGTGTTCGCAAATGAGTCAATCTGGTACGATCAATTATCGTATTGACTACTGTTTATTTTAACCTCTTGGAGTCTGTGAATAAGACTTACGTACTATAGCTTGTATTGTATCTAAGTCAATCATGTTTCTTCGCTGCGCTGTTCTTGCTGCCTGATCGTACAGATATTTGGCCCGATCCTTCTCTCCGCCACTCGCTGTCCGATCGCGTTCCGTCTTCCACCAGAAAATGTACTCTTTAACTGCTTTTCTTATTGATTCTTCGATATAAGACTGTCCGGAAGGGTTTAAACCGGTTGAAACGTATTCCAGTACAATATCTTTTGAGGCATACTGTGAGCTGAACTGGAACTCTCTGCGTGATTTATCTTCTCTGAATTGCCCATCACCCTGTACACCATTACCGTATCCGTAAATAGCGCCTGAACTACCGTATCCATAAAAGAAATAACCATCCAATGTCTCTACATCATTTTTAGCAATGTTGTAGTATGATTTAGCCTGATACTTGGGATTATTCTGTTCAATGCCGCAATCAGTTTTATGATTAAGCATTAAAGAGTTATTGATCGTAAAAACTTTTACTCGATCACCGGATACTTCACCGATCTTTGTCCATTTAACCATATCAACTGGGAATGGTACCGTAGCAATTGTAGAAGTAGTTACAAGGATGGATTTAATTTCCTGGAAATCATCGATACGCATTTCCTGCAGACCTTCCATGGCCCACAACATAAATTTGTTGTAGTTGTGTAGTCCAGCATCATCGGATTCTATGCAAGCCTCGCGAACTATTTGATCTAATGTGGTGTATCCCTGATCCATTATTCCTCCTGAGCGTTAATAACTTTATCTTCTAGTTTTTCTGTTCTGTAAATAGAATAAACCTGTGTTACAATATCTGATTCCATATCGGCAACTAGATCTGATCCGGTAATTAATTTAATAACTACATTTCCCTTTAACTCATTGCTGAAGTAAGCATTACTTCCTTCTAGCCAGTAACCTGAATTTCCTTGAAGGAATGGTGCCTGTCTGATGTTTGTGAAGTTTAAAGCCCCCGCATCAAGCGGAATGTATTTTACAAATTCATTCCCTTCCGGACCTATCGAATGTACTCCGCGCCCTTTTGGAAGGGAAATATACTTAGCCGGAATATCAATATACGATAAATTTCTAGTTGTATCGCGTTGTATGGGTATTCCTGTAAATGTTGCCAAATATTGACCTGGTGAATTTGGTTCACCAGATCTATACTCTTCAAATGTTCTTAGTCGTATTAATTTAGCTGAAGCCTGTTCAACGGCAATAGCAATCTCCCTGATATCCCATTTAGAATCAGATGGTGAGTAATCTCCCCCATTCAGGAGGCGCATTACCTGTTCTGCTAACTTAGTTACCTGGTCTGTCATTTACTGTAGTGGTTTGATATAAATCAGCGTCCCTTGTAGCTATTCCCATAAATGATAATACCCTAAAACAAATCTCTTTGTGTGTTATCTCCGGCAATTCAAAATCCTGAGAAGTTGTCGGATCATATACTGGCCTTTGCGGTGTATCGATATATCCCCACTTAGGCTTTTTAGGTACCCTGATGTATGTTAATTGAACTTTACTTGGTGCCGGCAATACAAGATAGTATTTATCATAATCAACTGCAACTGGATACATGGTATCGGCTGGAACTATTGTTGATCTGTTTCTATATGCTAACTTATTTTGTGGTATTAATTCTATTGGCACCCATTGCTTATCCGGTAATACTCCACAATCCTTATTATTTGTAAAAGCAAAAGAATATAGATCCACCCAATATAAATAATCACTTGGCTTATTGAATACATCCCCTTGATTGTATATTTCTACAGGAGTTATCAATGGTGATAAATTATCCGAAATGATGGATGTCTGCTGGAATGCCGTCCTTAATTCAGAAACAATATCCAACTGCGCCCTTTCGAAATATCCATTCAATTGGGTTATTGGAATATTGCCTATCTGATTTTTCCTGGCAATAGCGAATATGAAATCTTTAGCTTCGTCAATATTCATTAGTATCCTGCGTTAACAGCGGTTAAGCATGCTGTCCATTCTATCGTTTTATTTGCCTGCCCGGTAACTGTTAGGTTCAATGTGCTTGTACTAGCAGAGAATACTGCTGTCCACGTAGAAGCTGCTGCATCTGAGAAGTCTCCATCAACAACCTGTGTCCCAACCAAAGTAATTGTTCCGGCAATATTTTTAACTGCTCCTTTGATTACCATTGCATGCGTATCCCCAACTGTGCCGGCTGATCCTGCTGATTGTATACCTACAACCTTACATTGGAATATATATGCTGCGTTTGGCTGAAGGGTAAACAAAAGACTTACAACATCTAGTTTTAATACTAACGGGGTTGCCGATGTAGTTGTTCCGAACAATAAGCCTTTTTCCTCTTGGTGTTTACCAAGTGCGCCATTACCAGTAGAGAATATTTGTGTAAAGCTATTTACAGCTTTTGCATAATTACCAATGATTCTAACATATAATGCGCCAAAGAAATCAAGACTATTATTATCTCCTTCTATTGTACACCCACCAGAGCCGGTTCCAGTATTTGCTGATCCGATTATTTTTGTTATCCCCGTTGCGCTATTTAAAACACCTGTCACTACTGCGAAGTTATCTGAAACTGTGTTTTGCTGACCTGAAACAAGATTCGAATTACCTGTGATATTATTTTGCTGACCTGAAACTGTATTTCTTATGCCAGCGACCGTATTTGTATTCCCAGAAACTAAGTTATTTGCTCCGGAAACCGTGTTTACAGCACCACCAACAATATTGTTATTACCATCTATAACGTTGCTGGTTCCGGCTACTACCACTGAAGTACCTATACCACTATGCCCTGATCCAGACTTTACTGATACTGCAGCTATTAGATTACCAACATTATCTTGTAATACATTTGGGTCAGCCACAAGAACGTTTGAGGAGTTATATCGTACCGTTTGATTAACTGTTCCAATCGGAAGTGCAACCCCATACGATATTTTTCGACCAACCCAAACACTTGAACCGCTATCAAAGTATCCATATATACCAAAGTTACCAGCTAATGCATCGGCGGCGGATATTGTAACTCCTAGTATTGTAAGTGAATTACCACCAAGTGTTGCGATAGACTTATAATCTATCCATAAGTTATCCCCAGGAATAGATGTTCCAACATTGGCAACTACTGATACATTCCCTATAAGAGTAACGGTACCATTTAATACATACGGTCTTGTACTAAGACTAGGGTCGATGGTAATCGTTCCGGAGTTAATTAAGTTCTGTATGTAAAATGTAGGGCCAGAAATATTACCAACTGGTATTGCTCTTAATAAAGCGCTATTTAAAGTCTTTTCTACAGCGATATTGCTGGCACCACCAACTAATATTTTATCAGTTGTTAATGTAGTTCCAGCTAATGCTAAAGTTGCCAATGCACGAGTTTTAACTTCTTGCCCCTCAAGTACAAGGAAATTAAATGTAGATGCTGAATTATTTAATGTTGGAATTATTAATGGCTTGCCACTTGTAACATCGAATACTATATTATCACTTGAATCATATAATGCCGATTTATTACCAACAAATTGCCACCACGTATTACTAGCCGTTGTTCCTGTTGGAGGATTTGATCCAGACCCGGACGCTTGAATATTTTTATAAATCAATGATGGATTAGATCCATATAAAACAGTTTTAGATAGTACAAAGTCAGATCCGGCAACCCAAAATGCTAATCCATCCTGTATTGCTGATCCAGCTTGATTACTAATTAACTTAGCATACCATGTTGTATTTGATGCTGCGTACCATGTGTATATTAAACAATTTCCACTAGCAGCTTCAGAAGGAGATAACCCCAACCCAAATATTGTAACATTATTGCCATTAGGCGTTAACGTTGCTCTATAGTCTACAATAAAAGAATCACCATCAATAGGAGTTCCTACGGTTTGTACTGTTAGTGATGATGATAATGAAGGTGAACCAGTTAATACTAAAACTTTTTTAGATACTCCAGGAGTTAATGATATTGTACCACCACCTGATGTAATAGGTGTTACTGTAACGCCTCTAGCCTCTTCTGGAATCCCGGCTGCTCTGAATGCTGTAACTGATAGGTCCTGTGATTGAAGGGCCGATAGTATTAAATCTTTATACGTCTCAGTTAATCGAACTGTATATGTAGTTGTTGAGCCTACCGTAGAGGATGTTACCGCTGTTCCAAACGATGAGTCTCCTAGAACATTTACATCCCCGCCAGATCCGGCACCCCCATCAGGAATAACTAATGTAGGTTCGTCGCCAGTGCATCCACATCCTACTGTAATGTTTGCAATAGCAATTATTTGATTCAGCCAATTTGTAGCATCATCTTCCTTGCCGCAAGTAATTGCATCGTCGTAAAGCGTGAATAGTATTGACACTAAGGATAGTGTTTCCTGTATTTTGTCAGCTTTGCCAAAATCTCCAGTGGATCTAGCTGTAAGCATTTCGTTTGTAAGATTCTTAATCCCACAATAAATATCACAAAGCGTTTTATTGTCAACAATTGTTTCGTCAACTGCAGTAATCAGGTAGTCAACAATTAATCCATCAGTAAATACATAGGATGCAACGGTAGATATTTTACCGGTATACGTCCCTGTATAAACATTTGGGTATGACAATTGTATTTCAGCTAATCCAGATACGGTCGGTGACAAACCCAAGCTAGATGGATACCACAATGTATGTGTTCTTGAAATAGTTGGGACAATGCCATTGATTGGATATGAAGTCAAATCTTGACTTGTAACTTTCGCTAGCCTTACACTATTTGTCACTTGAATATCCCCTACCGGAGCTACATAGCAATAGTACGATGTGTCTACAAAAGTATAATCTCCTGACTGAACGCCGCCGGCTACTCTAATTTTATAGGTAATTACATATGTACCTTTCAATATATTTCCATCTGTGTCTAATGGCAATGATACAGAGTTAAATATTAAACTTACATTGGCAGCAATATCCGGTGCTGCAAAATTCGTATTGTTATAAATTATACCACTAGGCCCTTCAATTTTGAAGACACCTTTTACATTAGTTAAGGCGATGCCTTCTCCAGCGTATGGTGACAAATCGGTTAATACAAATTTTCCAGTAGTCGGAACTACATTGAACTTTGTTGAGAATAATAGCGTATTCTGTATCATTTTTTTTAATTAAAAAGACTATTCACCAATGAAGGTGAATAGTCTTAATTTAAGAGTGTCAAATTACTTTTTTAGATATTCTTTCCAACTTGCGTTGCCTTCCGCTCGGCAAGTATAGAAATTGTTTTTTGTTCGAAGAATGTCTTCAGTTTTTTACCTTTGTCATTGGAAATAAAGTATTTAACAAGGAAGTCTTTTGGATCTTCACCAATAGAAACCTGTACAATATCAATACTTCTGTCATCAACTCGTCTTGACCACATTTTAGTCTCATTGTCCAATGATAGGATATCAAGCTCAATTGACTTGTTAATCAATTCCTTAATAGTTCCAAGCGCATTAATAGACGTTGATCTGAATCTATTTCTATTTGTATCGTTCTTGATGTATTCGATCAAAGCCATCTGCTTCTCAACTTGTGTCTCTCCACATGCAACATTCAACTGCTTACAAAGCTGTGCAACATCTTCCAATGACTTAGATTTAATAAAAGTAATAAGTGTTGCAACTTCTACTTCTTTATCTAAAGCATTTTGAGATTTCATTAACTCTGCAACTTCCTCGAAGATATATTCACTTCCTTGGATAGCATATGGATTACTTAGGTTGTTATTTGACATTCTAAGGAACCATAGCAAAGCAAACTTATGTGGCTCTTTCCCGGTGATTACAATCTCGCTGTTTGATTCGCGATAAAAGCTAATTTCTTCAGGATATGATACTTCATACATTGCCTTCCCATCATATACTGTGCATTTATTTGGAACGCGTTGTGAAGCCTTGTAAATATCCTTTTTTTGTCCGCTGGTATCCGAAGCAACAATTGGCTTTTGTAATACCTTAAATACAATCCTTTCGTCTCTTTCAAGGTTTTTTAATCCAAGATCAGCAACATATTCAGGATTTAATTTATCTTTTGCTTCAGCTGCAGTTAATGGTTTTTTTTCTAATATTTGTTCTAGTGTGCTCATTGTTTTCTTTTCTTTTGGTTTTTATTAAGAAAGGGGTAGTGACGAATCACCACCCCTTAATTTTATTATGAAAGTTTTCTCATTATTACTGATTGGTTTGCAAGTGCTAACAATGGTGCAAATTCAGTCAAATAACGGAAGTTTACTTCATCAATCTCAGAAGTACGGCCATCACCACCAGGCGTTGGAGCATAGAACTTACGATCGAAATTCATCCCTTTAGGTCCTTGGATACCTTTGTATGCAAATTGCAATGCATATCCTGCTTGTCCTGATACCGGATCTTTTGTGTTAGCGATCGGCGTAGTCCAAACATAGTATGGATACTCTTGTCCCGGTGCATATAAGCTGACAGGGTTATTAAATTCAGACATTCTCTTTTTCACAAAAGTGAAGTTAGATAATCTGAAACCATCGCAACCGAAGTCAACCAACTTCTGACCTTTCAATGTACCATTTTGGTTATCAAGATAAATTCTTGCACCATTTCTCATTGAATCACTTACAAATTGCTCGATCATTAAGTCCGCTTCGTGACCAACATTCATCAAATGTTCGTTACCTGCGCGTTGCTTAATAAGGATACGAGTCAAGTTTTGGATATCATTATACGTTAATGAACCATTGTAACCGTAATCGTTACCTCTTTCTAACACTTGTGTGATAGCACCTTTTACAACTTGTACTGTTTTACCAGCTGCATCAGTTGTTGTACCACCTGGGCCAATTAACGCTGCTAATGAAACCTCTGATTTGTGTTGTAAGAAACACTTCATATCAGCTTCATACAAGAAACGATCTGACCCTGATAATGCACCCGGAACTTTCATTACGTTAGAAGCTAACGTTCCTGAAGTAGTGATCTTAGTCTTAACGATACCAGTTTGTTCTTCAAACTTGATCGGTAAGTTCATCATACCTTCAGTATAACCAGTCTGTTCGCCGTAAGCTGAACCGGAAATAATGATTGTTTTACCTGCTGCAAGAACAGTGTTCAATGTAACTGTTGTTGGCAACGGTGTTACAGTGATTGTGTGCGCATTTGGAGTTGTTGTGTTTTTAGATACAACAAACATTTGTGTTCCATCGACTTTCAAGATGTTGTTTTCTTTGAAAGGAGAACGTGTACCAGAGTTCTGGTGAGCTGATGCCGGCAATGTAATTACTGCTGCTGCGCCCGCTGATGCACCACCCGTAAATGATGCAATAGTTGCGTTAGCCATTACATAACCTTCTTCATGCCATCTTACGCCTACGTCATCAGCAAGTTTCCATGCCTGAATAGATTCGATGAACATCAAGAAATCTTGCTCGTCCGCTTGTCTGAATATTTTTTTCCATAAAAGCCCGTCACTACGTAGTAATTGTCCCGATGTAATCGATGGGATAAAACTATTCTGATTTGGGCCTTGGGTTGAATTATTAATGATATCGCTCATTGTTTGTTATTTTTTTAGTAACCTCTAGTTAATTTTGAGAAAGCATCTGCTACTCCGTCCCTTGGATCAGAATTGTTCCTTGGTGCTCCTGTAGCTGTTGTTTGCATGGTTGTGCCACGCTGTTTTGTTAATAGGTGCTGCTCTTGGTGAACTCGGCCAAGTTCATAGAACTCTTTATTAACTTTTGCACTGTGAAGGTCCTTGATAATAAGATGTGCCAGTTTCTCATGATCGTATTCCCCTCTTTCATTTAGAATGTTATCTCTCAACCATGTCTGAGGCGAGTCCATTGCGTCCCTTAGTTCTCGAAGTTCATCTTGGTCAATAACCACATTAACCGCCTTATCTTCTACTTCATAAGTTACCTGTAACTTGTCTTGTACTATTTGATTAATAACCTTATCTACTTGAGCAAACCACTGGTCATCTGTCTGTTTAACTTCCTCAACGGTGCTATCCTCAGCGATATTGATTGAAGCCTTCTTTTCCTCTAACCACTTCTTTGCTATTGCAGCCTCGTGTTCTAAATATTGTGCTATAAACTCTTCTGAATCTTCTTCAGAAAATGTTTTACTTAAATTCTTTTCAAATAACTTTTCCGCAAAAGGTCTTGACATTTCTGGATGCTCAAGTATAAACTTGGTCTTCATTATATCTTTTGCCTCTTCTGGGTTTTTAATATTGATTGTTTTAGTATCAATAGATACTATTTCATCATATAATCCCCAATTCCCAGTTTCTCTTCCAAGTTTAATCCTTGCAATTTCTTCCGGCGTATAGTCTGGTTTCTTTATTGCAAGTAACTTTTGATATTCACTAACTATATATGGAATATCATCAAGGGATTCAATTTTAACTCCTTGTGCCCTCCACTGTTCATTTAGCCAAGAAACCGGGTCATCATTTTCTTCAACCTGCTCGTCTGCAGGAGGGGTTGCTGCCGGAGTGGTAGCTGTATTAGCATCCTCTTGGTTTGCAGCAGTTTCTTCAACTGGATCACCAAATACTTCGTTAGCTACGAATTGTCTGCTTGCCGCTTCTTCAACCTGTTCAAACGGGTTATGGGTGCTTGTTATGGCCTCCGCTACCTGTTCTTGTGTATTATCTGTATTTTCTGCCATGTTTGTAGTTTTTCTGGCCTAAAAATAATACCTTTGATTATTAGTAAAATGGCAACTTACCGTTTATGATTAGTTAATGAAAAGTTTTAAGGTTACAGAATATAATTCTATTAGTTGTGTAGATTCCCGAAGCCTTTTTATAGCCTTGGGATATAAGCCTGAACATTATAGCCGGTGGGTTAAAAATTTTCACAAGCTAGGTGAAGAGGGTATTGATTTTTTCAAACATAAAAGTATGTTGTTTGATGCGCCAGAAGTTTTACTCAGAAAGAGGTATCATGTGACACTTTTATTCGCATGTGAGTTATGCGCTTTTTCAAGATCAGAATCAGGAAGACAATTAAAATATGAATTTAGGAGAATACTTGGAGTTAATGTGAAAAAATAATAACTTACCTTTTATGGTATAATTATAAATTGAAAATTTAATTTAGCCTATTTTTATCCCATCAATTAAAATAAAAAAATTATGGGCACTACAACTTTCTTACAAATTCCAGTAGTTAAAGGTGAGCTTGGTTTAATTCCAGACTTCCCAGGCGGAGTTAGAAAATTAGCCGCGAATGCAGTAACACAAACTTTTAATAAGGCTTATATTGTTGAAATGAGTTCTGTATCAGCAGCGGTAACTGCCGCAACTGGTGTACAGTCTTTATTCAAATATGCTGATCCATCAAAGTTTGCAGCAAAACTTTACGAGTCTACATTAACCGTAGCCGCAATTATTGCATTAGACGCTTAAAACTTTCTTTCTGGTTTGTTTATGTTTTCTAAGCTACCATACATTAACTTGTGTGGTAGTTTTTTTATGAGGCAAAAAAAGTTAGCCGAGCTACTACCCCCGGCTAACTTAAACCTAATTTAAACTACTTATCTAACTAAACTTTAACCAAAGTTAATAATAAAAATCATTAATACAAATTATTATTTTTCAACGCCGCTGCCAGTAGTTCTAAGCCTGTCTATGTTGGCATTGGCCTTAATCTGCGTATCCTGCAAATTATACGTTTCCTTAGTTACGATATGATTTGATTTACTTTGATTTTGAGCTTCCTGTTCAATCATTGTATACTCATGCGTAGCTTTCAACTTTGTAAGATCTGCATCTAATTGCATTTTTATTTTATTAGAATCAATTTCAGCCTGTGCCTGTAACTCTTGCTGGCGAATCATTGCAGAATTTTTAGCTGTTTCCTGATCCGATTGCGCTTTCTCTTGTACAATTTGACGTTGCTGATCCTGCGCTTGTCTTCTGTGATTCTTAATTGTTATATACAGATATGCCTTTGCTTGTTTTAATGTTGTACACTCTGTTAATTGAAGGTAGTCATCTAGTGTAATACCACCTTGTTCCGGACCGACTGCCTGGGCATTTTTAGCTGCAGCATATAGATCTGCCCAAACTTCAGCTGATGCTCTATAGTTAACAGAAATACTATATTCATATTTACTTGCCTGTGCATTGATCTGCATGTAATCGAATGCTTCTGATCCGATTGCTTTCTTAATGCCAATCGCTTTCCCGGATGCAATAAGATCCATACCCAAGGTTGTTTTCAGCCTATTGATATCTTCCCAATGCATGCGCTTTGCTTCGTATAAGTGTTTAATAGAGAAGTCCGCTGTCTGCATTACGTTATCAGAAACACCTTTCCCCATGTATTTTTCAGGTGATCCTGCCGCAACTGAATTGAATCCGGTAATCTCTTGAATTAAAGTGAGATTGTAATTAAGTGCCGTAATCCATCCTTGGAAGTCAGGACCTAATCCACCGTAATTCAACTCTACAGATTTATTGCCATGAGCTGCATATTTACTCGCTGAAACTAATTGAATGTTTTCCTTTGTTGCCATTTGTAGCAATTTTTGGAAATCGTATTTTTTGTCTCCGATACTTTGAACTGCATCCATAAGCCCATTAGGATCAATAGTAAACCCTGGTGGCATTGCTTTTGCAACTACTTCTTGTATTCTTTGCCAGTTTAACTGAACTGCATCAATAATTGGTTTAATTTCATCCATCATTGAATGAGTCTGACCATCCTTGATAAGTGGTGCCGTAATGAGAATAGGCAACTTAGTTCTGTATGGGTCCGATTGTGATCTAGCCGTATCTCTGAATAATCCCCAATTGTATAAGTAATCAGTCCCAACAATCCACGATGCTTTGTATACAACTTGATTTTTTGTTCTGAATATTTCTTTGCCAGGATTGTTTTTGTAGAATTCATCTTCTCTATTTCTGTAATAGTCGAAGTTTTTCATGTGAATTCTAGGGTTCCCTTGGGAATTATTCTTTAGAACTTTTACTTCTTCGTCCCATGAATAAAAGTACAAATCTAAGATCAATACTTTTTTAGACAGATATTTATCCGCGAAATAAATAGCTCGGTCAATATTATTAACATTTACTCCCGCAACATTATTTTCTATGTCAAAATAATCATCCTCAGTTAATTGTTGGTCGATATCTTCCTCTTTTAATTCAGGTACTGATATGGCCCTATACTGGCCAATTTCCGAAACGTCCCTAAAATCTTCTGTATTACTAAATCCAACTAAAAGTGATCTTGGATCTATCTTCTCTGCTATTGGTGTACCATCTGCATCCGTTGTAACTTTTGTAGCGTAGCACCCTTGTAAAATAACATCCAGGTCTTCTTCCTGTAACTTTCTTTCTAAATTATCAACCTGGTTAGCATACTGTAAGAATAATTCAATATTCATTGCCATTTGATACGGCATTGATAAATTAGACTTTTGTATTTCTAATTCTTCGGTATCTGCTGGTAAACTATCAAACCCTAGTTCCTGCAGCATTTTATTGATCTCAGGAAGATTATACTGATCAGCAATTTTCTTTGCTTTCATTGCGGCACGGATACGAGAAGTAAATTCCTCCTCATGCTGACGTGCCAAAGCATTAATAGGAGTAGCTGTAATATCGAATTTCAGGTCCGACAATCTACCTTTAAGTATCCTGATATATTTAGAGGCAACGTTTAATATCCTCTTATCCCTTGCTACGCTGGTTTGGTTCTCTGTTACTGACTGATTATTATCATACTGATCCATATAACGTTCCGGATCAAGGAGTGCCTGAAAGTATCGTATATTTTCCGTGTAGTTGGCAGCAGCATTATAGAACAAGTTCGGACAGTTATTCCTGAACTCGTTGTAAGCGCACCTTACCATTTGTAGGCACCAAGCCTTATCCTTTCGGTTGGGCGGGATTAAGTGCGAGGGCCTCCCCGAACTTAACGTCTGGTATTTATCTGTAATTAGAGATATATCTGAACTTGTGGAGAATGACCTCATAGTTAATTATTTTCAATAAGTTACGCTAATTTAGTTTTTTATTTTTATATTTCATATATTTGTTTATCGCTTGTCTCACAATAGGGCAAAAAATCTTTATCATTGGCCTTTATAGAACAGAATCGTGAGACATTCCTAGTATGTAAAGGTCAATTTTGTTATATGGAAATTTTAGAAGTGCCAATTATTAATTACGAAAACCTATACACTATAAATACTAATGGAGAAGTATTTTCATTAGACTATTGGACAACTAAGCAGAAAAAGAAAAGAGCTACTCCAAATAATAGATATGGGTATCCTAGGATTGGATTAAGTAATAATGCAAAAAGAAAGTTTTTTACAGTGCATCGGCTGGTTGCGTTGCACTTTATTCCAAACCCGGATAATAAGCCATGCGTTAATCATATTAACGGTATAAAGACCGATAACAGAGTTGAAAATTTAGAATGGTGTACGTATCAAGAAAATGAATACCATTCTCATGATACCCTTGGCAAAGTAGGGTCTGTTCGAACTAGGTTCGGAAAGGATAGAATTGCTGGTATAAGGATTGAAAAACTTACTATTGATAGTATCCCAGTTAAAGTATATGAATCAATAAAACAAGCCTATAATGATAACAAAATAGGAATGAACTCTATAGTCATAGCATCTAAAACTCCTGGCAAAATCGCTGGCGGGTTCCTTTGGAGGCGATTAGACTAATGTCTACTTTGTTGCTCCCTAAATGAAAATAGTGAGCCGATCGGTATATTAACCGTCTTCGGTTTGTATGGTTTCTCCGCGGCAAGTCTGGCCCAGCCGCAAGCAACGGTTAAATCGTGTTCGCCGCGAGTTTTAACGGTAAAGCTTCTGGCGTCCTCTAAAACCCTTTCTTGCCTACATCTGTGACCATGTAGAGACCACCAAGACTTTAACCTTGTTACATATAAATCAATAGTATATGTACCAGCAGATATCCCCTCTTTCATTTCTCCCTTGTGGGTGATAGATACGGTGTTCTCAGGCTGAGACATCACAAAGGATAAATACCCACGCCTTTTCATGTAATTGTAAATATCGAACTTGTTTTTTTCTATAAGAACTTCGCATCCAAAAAAGAAACAAGCAATTATTTGGTCTTCATAAAACTCTTCTGGATTATCTGGGTCATGCACATAATCAGCTATAAAGTTTTCGGAAAACAATTCAGCCTCATGATGAACGTCCGCCTTTCTATAGACAGCTATGGCTGCACAAGAACTTCCGTGTACAGCTTCTATACCCATAGATACCGGATCACACCCCATTGCAAACTTATGATCATTCAGTGGTTTAAATCTATGTTCTGAACCTCCGCTATCATGCACTTGATTTTGATCAGATTCTGGCGGCAACCAGGATATAGACCACCGACCATTTGTTGAATTGGGGATTGCTTTTACTTTTACATCAGGAATTTCCCATACCAAATCAAATCTTCTACAACGCTCCCTATCATTATCCGGAAGCATTGATATATATTGCAACGTGCTATCGATTACGGCTACGTTAAAAGGGCAATGTTCGGCATCAGATGCGAAAAGATCTGCTTCTGTCATTGGATTCATCCTTCTCTCAGCAGTCTGCATTTTGGGATTATTGGAATAGCTTTCAAGCATTGCCAATATTTCCTTCTTAGCGCGATCTTCGTCCGGATAACCATATTTATCAAAATGCTTTGTTCTAAAAGCCGGAACAAAGAATCTGTACAATCCTGATTCTGTTTGTCCGGTTTGTGGATGTTTCTTTTTTTGATTAGATCCGTCCCAATATTCTTTAAACTCCTTGCCGCCTTTTTCAATATCTTCAACAGTTGTTGTAGCTATCATTTTGCCGATATAATGGCCCGTCTCGGTATCCGTACAACATTTACGGACAACTCTGTGTCTTTCGTAAACGTCTATTAATGTGGTCTTTCCAACTTCGTCGTGCGTGAATCTGTGTAATTTATCCCCGTCATAACCCATAATGTCTGATGGCTTATAATCGATAAGAGACCCAAGTTCAGTTTCAAACGCTTCGTGCTGATCAGTGTCTTTTGTTATTGTTTTAGATAATGAAAGTTCCTTTTTAGGAGCTGCGCCTTTTTGTTCGTCCATCGTTGGCTTGAAAAAGTCAACAACATATTTTAATGGCTGTATTAAGTGTTTAGTATAAACTTTTTTTGCATCGGCATCTGCTTTTGACTGTATTCCTCCGTGCTTAAATCTTTGTCTAATTACATACTCTGCAGTCTTAACTGTTGCCTGGTACGTCTTTCCGTTACGCCTAACCGTGACCTTTAACATACCTAAGCATAATGGATCCTCACAGCAATACTGCCAAAATAAAAAATCTTCTAAGTCTGGTATCCTGAATTTTGCGTATCCGGTGTCCATTACCCAATGAGCTAGGTAGAAATAATATAAGCCGGGCATATAGACCGGATCGCCATTATTCATCATCCAAACACCGTTCATACGGCGTTTCCACTCAAGGATTCTAATTTCCTCTAAGTCTTCGTCAATATATTCTGGGTTCTGTTTTTGAAGTCGCTTTTCTTCCTTGCGCCTTTCATTATAAGAGACTTGATCAAAAACTCGTCTCCAATATTGACCTTCCTTTTCTTGATCTGAAAATAAAACATCGGAAACAATTAAATCACCACTCCCATCGTAGTAATTTGGCACAAAAGGGAAGGGTGGCAAGAATATCTCTATATCCTGAATAACAACTGATGTACCATTTTCAAAAGGCTTAAACACTAGTCACCTCCTTGTATTTCCACGTAAACCCTCCACAAGTTGAACCTTTACCTGATAGTACTTTGATTATAGATGTGTGACTTAATCCTATATGTCTTGCAGCTTCAGCTATTGCCGCATGTTCCGCTACAAATTCACCATTCTTAGTCATTTGAATTATTGGCTTAGAATTGTGGTGCAAAACGCCAAACTTTCCTACACTGTGTGGAACAACCTTCATTACACGATATGCATGCCTTAAATTCTCACTATTATTACACCACTCTAAATTGATTGCCCTATTGTCGGTTTTTATTCCATTTATGTGGTTAACCATTGGTTTGCTCTCCGGATTTTCATGAAATGCTTTAGCAACGAGACGGTGAATTGTAAATTTCTTTACTACACTTTTTACCGATGTAGAAATATATGGATATCCATGCGATCCAATTGTATGGTTTAGTTTCTTTCTAATACCCTTCTTATACGACCAAACGTTCCCAAGGGTATCCACTCCGTAATCCGGATACCCTTCAATCATCACCTCTCTTACTTCTTCTTCCTGCTCCATTATCTACCAATTATATATCCATCAAGCAATGTATCTAAAACTAGTTTGTTCATTTTTATTCTAAGCGGTTGCTCTAAAATAGCAAGATCATATTCAATTGCTGAAACAAACATAGCTCTGGATAGTCTGCCTAATGGTTTATTTTTATAAAATAACCAAGCTTTTCTATTCAGCCTTTTCTTGGTTTTCAATTTTATATCTGAGCAAGGAACAAATGCACTTCCATCTAACTTACCCATGTATGGTATGAACATCTTTGCCATATTTATGCTACTGCTAATGCTGCTTCTCTTTCCTGTATTAGCTGATTTAAAGTAAATATCTCCTTTTTATAGCGAGAATACAAGTTCATTTCTTCTAAAACGGTATCAACTGAATGGCTGATCGTGGAATGGTCAACACCATCTAAGTATCTTCCAACTTTTGTTTGAGATAATTCTGTGTTTTTCATCATCCAGTATGCGAAGAATTGGCGTCCTTTTACGTATTCTTTAGAACGGTGATGCCGTCCGGTTTCTTTTCTCTTGACTAATTTTTCAACATCTAGTTCGTAGAATTGACAAATGATATCGATAACTTCTTCTGGCGATATTGTAGTAGATGTACACATAGTTTTAGGTTTTATTTGTTTGGATCTATTATATTAAAGTGGCGCATGTATGTAGGTGTCATATCTATCCATTCTGGCATTATTGGCCCTCTTGATATTATCATTAATATATTTTGGCATTGAGCTAATTCATATGTTGTAATATCTTCTTTTGGTTCCCAATTTATTTGTAAAGGCTTTTTAATAATAAGTCTGTGATCGGTTGTTATACTCCATTTTATATCATGATTTGATAATCCAGTAGGGGTGTTATTTACACCTATTGCTATATTATCAATTGGTTTGGGTGATTTTTCTCCGGTATCCATATTAAAAGTCTCTATTGATTTTAGCCACGCTTTCGGGATTTGTTGCCCTAAACTCTACTTTCTTAGCCGCATTCTGAAGTGCGGTATCATTTTTAAAGAACTCCTTGTAATATCCAGTCAATCGATCGCGTACTTCCGAATTTATCCTAAGCAGATCACCTTTAATCTTTGCTGTCTGTGCAATATCCTTGTCTTTGCCATCTAAGGATTGCGATAACACGATAAGCATGTTATCCTCCATGAATTGATTATCCACCACAATATTGGCCCAAAGAGGGTTATTCTGAATTGCCAGGAACTTTACAACTGCCTTGGTAAATTCCGGATCCTTAAATTCGAATAGATCTGATTTTACATGGTCATTAAGTTTTATACCGGCAAGTTTTAGCGCTTCCGTCTTTCTAGCTAAAAGGTTATCCTTGAACTTCTTGATTAGCGGCGTTCCTTCTGAGTATAGGTAATTTATATACTTTAGTATACTATCCTGTTTGTATATGCCGCCGTAGCGAAGTTCTGGGTATTGGTTTATCTCTGGGTATAAATCTACCAGTGGCTTCTTTGTATTATGTGCATTCCAGTATAGTCCGGAGAAATCTAGTTCGCTCATAGTTTTTCTGTTTTACGCTTCCCGTTAGTTATTGATAAATACTCACCAACTTCGATCGTATCAATTAAACTTAATGCTATATAGTCAACAATTTCTTTCTGAACTGTGTGGCCAACAATCTGTATATAATCGTTTATCTGATCCTCTAATAAGCTTGATGGTCTTACCCATATTGGGGATTGAGTAACATCATCACCATATTGACTAGCGTTTTTGCCAGCCTTAAACTTGAATGCTGCAGGATTAAAATAGAACTTTAGATTTATTGCTTCTTCGATATCCTGTGACAAATCTATTCCATTGTTTTCACACCAAGTTTTAGTAACTCCTGCGTGAGTAAACATAAAGTTTCCGTTCATATAGCACATCTGCACTATATTTTTATCTATGGCATTATGGACTAACTCCCCAATATCAGTCATTTGCCATTCCTGAAATCCGCTATATTGTTCGCGTATACCTCTGATATAATGAAAATCATGATTGCCAAATAACAAAATGAACTTTTCAGGATACAACTGCTTTATCTCGCAAATTTCTTTAAAGTTTAACTTTTGAATTTCAGCGTTGATATTATCCTTGCTATCAAAGTAGTCTCCCATGAATACAATTTTATCTGCATCCATTTCTTTATCAACAATTTTCTTCCACGTGTCTCGTCCGTGAGTATCCCCTATTGCTACTATTCTCATTTCTTTTTAATATTTTTCTTTGCCGGCTTCTTCTTTTCTATAAGTATTAATTTTATATCAGGCCTTAATGCCTTTAATAACTTATGCTTTATTTGGAATACAGAAGTTTTAACTCCTTTTACATCAATCCATTCTACCGACCCGTCTTTAAGCGTTACAACAAAGTCGGCTATGTATTTACAAATCTTAACCTTGCCTATATCCAAATGAACAACTACCTGGCGATCCCATTTTTCCACCTCTCCGGCTCGTATTCTTAAATCAAGATGTTGGGCATACAGCGCCTCTGCTTTTGAATCATATTTATATCCGCTGTATTCTGTCTTTACGTTTCCGTATTTGCTGCGCTTAGCTACTGGTTTTTTACTGATCACTATATTCTATTTAAACTATACCCCATTTTCTTAGCCCATTCAGGCTTATTCTCGATCTCTGCATGACAGTAAGCACATACGGCTAGAAAGAATCTTTTATCTGTCAACAAACTGCCTGTCCGACCTTTTTTATGGTGAATTTGTTCCGATGGATGCATGCATTCTTTCACTTCACACACAACGTATTCCGAAAGGTATTCTTCTCTTGCGATTTTGTACTCAGCATTCTGAATCATACGTTTACTGGAAACTAGATTAGGTTTACCTACGCGCTTCAGCGGCTTCTTCTCTTTCGGTTGTCGCTTCTCTGGCTTGGGGCAGGGTGTTGGCATATTTTATAAATTAAAACTATCTGTCCATTTCTAAGTGGAATAAAGCCGCAACTCTGAATGCGCTAGGAGTTTGAGAGAACTACTTTTACATGTTTCTTACTCATTACCTTTAATCACTTTATCTTACAATAAACAACGTGCCCTTAGCAGCACTTCCACGTCACATTCTCTTGTAGCGGATGTTTATCTTCAGCAGATAGTTTTTATCCCAGCCTCACGTACTCGAAGGTACTATACTTGGCTGAAATGATTTTACTTATTTTTAACCTTACTTTTTGGCTTATACTTGATCACCTTTAACTCGTAACAATCTTTCCCATTAACCGAAACTGGCGGAATCTTTATTTCGTAATCACCTGCTTTAATTGCTCCATAAGATGAACAGAGCGACTTGGTGTACATTCCAAATCTTCCGTTAACTCTTGCAACTTTTTTGTAATCTGAAACATCATCGCCAAGTTTAGCTACACTAATGTATATTTTCCCTTCATTCCTAAAAAACGCTATCATTCCAACTGTTTCAATGCCAAGAAATTTAGCTGTATCATCAGTCATTGTTCCTCGCGTTTGCTGGATTGACATAAATAATTTATTCTCGTATTTCTTGTTGTTACCAACCCTACCCATCTTTGTTTTTATCAATTCCATTGTTTAAATGTTATGTTCTTCAATCAGTATGTCAGTTCCGCCTTTCACTATTTGTGAAAGCCTAAATCTCTTTGGACCTTTATTTTCTCCCCACGCTTTCCGCGCATTTGCTTTAAGCTGCTCAATATCATTTCCAACTTCTTCATACCAGTATGAAATACAATCTGATACATCCGGTTTTTTATTGAGCGGGTTTGGTTTGACCCAGCAGGTAAAGTTGACTCTATACATATTTCTGATTCAAAAATAAACTATTAAATTGATATATACAAATGTTTTGGTTAAAAAGGTGCTGGCTCGTCATCTTTCTCTATTTTACTATACCAGTCCTGAAATGTATCTGATTGTTCACTTACCCAATTATCGTTTCCAGATATTCGAGTGCGTTCACTTAAACTATTCTTAGGCTCCACATACTTCTGCTCGTCTCCGATTACAGTAAATCCACAGAAATCCTTATTCATTCTTAGCATAACTGGAGAATCCATTTGAGTTACCATACCTCCAGTTTTACGCTCTTTAATTTTTCTAACGTGGAGTTCAGTTATCATCCAGTGTTCCGGGTGCTGAGTCTTTCTGTGTATAGTAATGAACTCGTCAGCAACGTTAGACCCCTTATTGCCGCCTTCAGAATCAGACTTTTGAGGCGCAATCATATGGCCGTCTGCATCTACTTTACGTGAAGCGGCTGTTGCTAAGTGAATGTTTATATATGTTGAAACGCCGTTCATTCGACCAAATGATTTGACAGCCCTTATAACTTTATACTGATATGCGTGATCGCTCGTCTTCTGCTCATTAATATCACCAAGCACACTATAAAAAGGATCTATTAACATGCCGTCGATACTGTACTTGCTTATCATTTTCCGGGCCATCAAGATCACTTCTTCATAATCAAAAGATGTTTCAACTTGTCTCACCAGAAAGAAGTGCTTTTTAAAGAAGTTTTTAGCTTCAGAAAATTCTTCCGGAGTACACTGATCTAATTTCTTACCTATATAAAAAACCATAACGTCCTCCGCTATCGACCCGTTGGTATTTTCTGTTGTATAGATAAACCATTTCAATCCATTTACCTTTGACCACTGAACGTACAGCCAGATAATTGTAGTTGTTTTACCTACGTTGTCAGACCCGTTTATCATCATGAGATTACCACGCTTATATCGAAGGTACTTATCGATAGTAGCAGAACCCATGCATAAACCAAGTTCAAACGTATTATTCCGGACCTGTTCCAAGTATTGACCAATATCTGACTCGTCTGAAAGGAAACTAAAGTCGTCGTCATCCTCAACAATTCGGGCTGGCTTTAATTCTTCTGCCGGTTTAAACTCGTTGCGCTCTCCATAGTTTTGGTTATACAAATCTCTTGCTGCTGCTTTAACGTCGTTGCCATGCTTCAACATCGCATACACGGCAAATGGCTTATATCCCTTGTTTATATCAAATTCCGTGGATGTGGAGAATACAGAAAACATATTCTTTTCTGTGTCGTAATTACCAGACGTTAATGCATCTGTACTACCAGGTCTTTTGAAGTGTATCTTACTTCCTTTGGTCATTACATGAGTCCAACCGCAAGATTCAAGCAAAGATACTGTATCACCCCTTAAATTGAAATCTTCCCAGGGGGACATTCTTGCCATACCGCTAGGGTTTGGGATTGTCTGATGCTTAACAACTTCTACAAACTCATTGAATGATCGGGCGCAGGTAATTAATATTTCTCGTTGTTTTACTGTGATTGTAGGAATTGTTTCTAAAGTACCTTGTATTATTTCATATCCAGGAGTTGGACTTACAACAACCTGTCCTCCAAGTCCGCGAGTCTCAATTAGCACCATCACCTTCAAATGTGGACTGATTAACTTCTCTTCAGTTGTTACTCCTCTCGATGCTAATTTTAAATTCCCTTCAATTTCCTCACAACGGTACATAAAGTGATATCCACCGTTTGCCGTTTTTTGTACAGTTAAGCGACTTAAAAGGTTTTTATCGTAAGACAAAACCATTTCTTTATACGCTGGCATTAATGTGCCTTTAATTACTTCGTGCTTTAAATCAAAATCAAGAACCTCTAGATTGTCTGATAATAACCCTGTAACAAGTCCGCGATCGCCGGTTATTTCAAAATCTTCTGTTGATGTTTGCCAATCCTTAACTTGAGGGATCTTATCCTTTACCGGTATAAATTTCAGTTTACCCATCTTACTTCTGGTTAAATTCACTTGTTGCCGCCGCCGCCGCTACTTTGTCTTGTATTGATTCCTGTGTTCCTTTCGGTTTTGCCGCCGCACGCAAAGCTTCGTTCAAATATCCTTCAAACTTATTGCCAAAAAGAGTTTCTGGTCGAAGGAATGCGGACATTTTTGGATCATTTAACCACTGGTTACTTTTGGAAACCACAACTAATGATAAATCTGTTTCCGTAAACTTTTCGGCAAGTCTTGCTTTAATTACTGCAACTGTGCTTTTACGTGTAGGCTGATATTTTGAATTTGATTTTTCATTCAGTAAAGCAATAGTTCGAGATATGATATTTATACCTGAGTTTACATCTGTGTTTATATCTGGTATAGGTTTGGGATTTCTACCAAATTCATTTGGGATTTCTACCAAATGGTCTTGTGTGATTACCCCAATCGACTTCTCGTCATATAATGCATACCAAATTGTTCTATCGTATGAAGATTTGTTGTAGCAACCTTTTATTAAAACGCCTTTTTCACAAAGCTTTTTAATAATCAATCTTATTTGATCCACAGAAAAATAAGGGAATAGTTCACTAAAAGCCTTTATGGAGTTATATGTGAAATACCTTTTCTGACCCGACAGTTTTGGATATTGTTCTGGATCTACTTCATAATAATTTTTACCATTTGCCTTATTGTATTTTGCCCAATAAGTAATATTATAAAGAAGTATCGCTTCGTGAACACCGTACTCTATAGCGTCATCAATGTTAAATGAGTGCGTATTTGTGTTTGCCATAGATTACTTCTTGAAAATTACATTTATGAAATCCTTTTGAGAATTATATCTATCCTTCCATTCCTGAACAATGGTCTCTTTTTGATCGTCTGTCAAAAACTGTGAAATATATCTCGGAATAGACACTGTCTTTGGATAAGTCTTAGTTTTTGGATTAAGCTTTAATTTTTCATTAATCGGATAATTAAAAATAAACCCCCTTGTAGTTGGCGATGTCAAGTACTTTTCCTGTATATTTTTAATATAAAAGTTGAAATCAACACCAAGGTGCTTGCTTAGAATTTCGGTGCTAACAGACACATTTTTAGTGTCATCTATATCGTACCATATATTGTTTTTGTCAAGGCAAAATACAATCTTTTTTACTGCAGACTTCTTGTCAATATCAAGAAGTACAGATAATTCTGATGCATTAATTGTTTCCATGTTATTTAAGTTTTTCCTGCAATTGAGCAAGTGTGAATTTATTGAATATCTCACATAAAAATTCCGCCTTCATAAGGTCTGATAGATTTTCTGCTGGCAATAAAACCGCATCGCCAAGACCTGATTGATCCTTGATTTCTTCAACTGTTTCTTCGTCGTAGAAATCAGATAATTTATATTCTGCCATAATAAAATAAAGATGCCATCCACGTACTTCTCACCGGATCTGACTTCGGTAATTTTCTGAGAATGGCAATTCTTTTAATGTTTTTTGAATCTATAGTGTCAGATCGATTCTTGAATCAAAACTAATTATTTACTTCGGAATAATCAAATAATATACACTAATTATTTTTAGTTAATACGATACACTCCACCCCGAACTCCACGTTGTAATCACCTAGATCACACCATTCATCCACTAACTTGGATGGAATGCGAAGAGTCTTTCCTGAAATAATACTAGGTGTACCATGATCTATCTGCCCGAACTTTTCGATTACGATGCATGGGAAGTTGGCATCATTGAGCCGTAGATTTACTTTAACTTCCCTGCCCAAATGATTTATTATTTCATCGGTAAATACAAGTTTAAAGAATTTAGATCCGGCTCCTAATAGTTGATTTGGCTTTGAATTGCCTGTGGTGTGTTTTACTAGGGGTATTGTAAGGGTGTTTTCCATTAAAGTGATTTAATTTGTTCTTCGATGTAAGTTATAGTCTTACGTTTCAGTTCGTTGATGTTATTTATAACTGCTTGGCCTTTTGATGACTTCATTTTATGATCTACAATTGAGCCTTTAATATCCACAGCGATTTGTTTTAAAACATCTACGTCCGGTTCCATTTCAGCACGGCGCTTTTCTTCTGCAGCTGCAGTTTCTTCTGCTTCTATTGCGAGGCGCTCTTGCTCTTTTTCAAAGTCATTTTTACATCCATGAAGAAATGATATCCATATTTCATCATTTAATGAATAAAATCCAGAGCCAATATTATCTATAACTGCTTTGTGTATTAGGTTTGGGGTGTTTAATAATTGAGATCTACGCGATTCAAATAGATTTACCTTTGCATTGTAAGCATCCTTCTCTTGTTGAGCTTTAACCGACGCCAATTGATCATCTAGTTCTTTCTGCTTGCGGTCTAGTTCATCCTGTTGAGCTTTCTGCTTTGCTGCAATTTCTGCCAGGCGCGCTTGTTCTGCTTTTAGTTCTTCGTCGGCAATGCGTTTATTTTCTGCATCGATTTTATCTTTCTTTTCTTTGGCGATCTTATTTTCTGCCCAAACTTTAAAATCATCAAGCTCTTCTATAGTTTCAAATTCTTTATGTGGAAAATCTTCTGGTTTAAAACCAAGGTCTATTATGAATACTGCTGCATCATTTGAAAGTTCTTTTATGAAAGCGATACGGTCCAGTTCCGCCTGTAGTTTTAACTGCTCAAAGTTTTCATAATCCTCCCTGAAGAAAGTCTCAACCCTATTAAACTCTGTATCGGTAAATAAGCGAACCTCAGCGATTGTTATGGTATTATCTCCGAGTTGATACTGAACACCGTTGAAAGTGGCGCCATAGCCTTCTAATAGCTTTGTTCGAGCAATAATTCGTTCCTGTTCTTCGAATGCTTTAACGCGGGCAATTTCCTCCTCCTCTTCTTCAATATCTTTTTCGATACGCTCTAGTCGTTCTTCTTCTGGGGAAACAATTGAAACTAGTTCTTTTGCCTTTCCAATAATAGCTTTTGAAACTTTGTTGAAATTTTCTCTAAACTCTTTACTATTGTTGTCAATACCGGTGCGTAATCTTTTTAAGTGCTTTCTGGCTTCTGAAACTGCTTTTCTACCGGACTTATCATTTACACCAGTTACAACTAGTTCTGAATATTGTTTTACTATTGCCTGTAGTTCTTCTGGCTTTACTTCAAATCTTTCCAATTGAGTAGCGATCATTGCTTCTACTGGATCTTGTTTTTTTACTTCTTCTTTCATTTGCTTAACTTATGTATTTCTGTTAATAATTTATTTAACTCTGCCTCAATAGCAACCCTGCGCGGATGTTTTAAATATAAAAAACCAGCAAGTTCTTGAGCTGCTTTATAATGCTGCCAATAATTAGCATTAAGGATTTCTAACCTGTTGCTCACGATTCAAATTTTTTCTTGAGTATTTCGTATTGCTGCCTTTCCAACTGTTCAAAAAATCTACGACTATTTTCAGCAGCTTCATTGCTTTTGCGCTGTCTTTCTTCAAAACTTTCGTCCGATTCTATAATATTTAATACAGCCTGAATTTCTATACTATTAACTATAGAGGAATCGCTTTCAGATTCACCATCTACATAAATATGGGTAGCGCCATCATCCTTTAATTTAATTAGTGAATTAATTAATGAATCTATTTCGAGATATAATCTTTCATGACCATTTGGAATATACCTATCAATATTTATTGGATCGCCAATTTCTTTACTTATTATTTCTCTTTCCATTTTTGATACTTTTATATATTCTTTTATTATTAAATTATTCTTTGATTTATATATGTCATATAAATTAAATTGCGTACCATTAAATATTCGAGGACCCATTAATTATGATTGTAAAGATTGACAACCCATGCAATAGAAATAATAACTAATACAAAAAAGATAATCGATATTAATATGTGCGCTGGTGTCATTCTATTTCCTCCTCAATGGTTTCTATGTATGGATATTCGGCATCAAGATACTGATCGGTCAAATCCTCAAAAACAAAGTTATCAAGGTCTTCGTTTTCTTTGTATCCAAAAGGCGTGTTTTCTGCCATAATTAAAATTCGATTTTTACAGCACGACCACAACCAATTCCTAAATCAAGAGTGCTTGATATTGGAACTATTACAACTGAATAACAACCAAATAAACCTTGAATTATTGTTTGGACAATAGCTGTCTTATCAGAAATGATATCACCAGCAGTTTCTACATTATTTTCAATCTTCCACCTATTCATTTTTTCTTCCTTGTCAATGTTTCGTATATACATATTTATTTTGACCAATTATTTCTATCACAAATCTATTAAATAAAATTTGCAATCCAATTAAAAAGTAATATATTTGTATAATTAATTTTTACAGAAAGAAAAAAATATATGGTACAACCACTTCATGATTGGGTAATGATCGAACCAATCGCCAATGAATCTAAAACAGCGTCGGGGATTATCATTCCTAATGCAGCTATTCCAAAGCCAGTAAAAGGAACCGTTATTTCAGTGGGAACGCCGGAATGTTCTGTGCAGCCTGGGGATATTGTATTTTACCCTAAGCATTCCGTTAACTCTATTAAGGATGGGGATAATGAATATTTGATAGTAAAGGAAAGTGAATTGTTGTGCGTAATTAAAAAGGTATGAAGTGTTCAAAAGATTTTGTCCTACTAAGGGTATATAAGAAGTCAGAAAACGAATTACAGATCGGTGGCACCACCCTATTCCTTTATGACGGAAAGCTGGCATTTAATGACGGAACGTACAACCCAAATGATCGTATTCGTATTTACGGCGAGGTTGTATCTGTTCCGGATCGACTTGGATCGGATGCTATGGACTTTTCGTACCATAAGCTGCAGGATTGTGAAATGGAAGTTAAGGTCGGCGACAAAGCCTACTTCTACTACATTGCCTTCAATGATGAAAACCTGATCGTGCATGAAGATAAAATGTATCTGAAGGTTAGGTATGACAGCATCATATGTGTGGTCCGCGACGGTGAGATTAAAACTATCGCCGGACACGTACTTATAACTCCTAAGAAAAGCGTTGAAAGCGCCTTACTGTATAGTATAGAGAAGATTCAAAGTTTAACCGGAATAGTAGATCATGTGCCATCTCCGTACATTGGTGGCGCGGTTGATTTTACAGTTGGAGATACCATTCATTTCTTTGAGAACTCCGAGTTTGAGAATGAGATAGAAGGCAAGAAGTATTATGTAATGAGGCAGGAATATATAATCGCAAAAGTGATTAATCAGACATGTGATTGTCACAACGACCCACGCAACAAGTACGATCCCGCAAAAGGCGGTGTTCAGGATAGTATACATTATTGTAGAACAAAAATATTATGATGAATCGAGTTCAATATCTGCTAACAAAGTTGGCAGAAGAATGTAGTGAGACAGCTCAGCGCGCAAGTAAGGCAATTGTGTTTGGCCTGGATGATGTGCAGAATGGACAAGAAAAAAGTAATAACACACGCCTAGTTGAAGAGTTCGCTCATATCGTAGCGTACATGGAATTGTTAGACGAAGAAAAGCTTATGTATATCAATACAACATATATGCGCCAAGAAGTTGGAAAGAAGAAGGAAGAGCTTAAAAAGTGGTACCAGTTCTCAGTTGATAAAGGAATGGTTGAAGGTGTCAATAAGCCTCCAACTGTTATTACTGTACCAATAGAACCTCACTTTGCTGGAGATTACCGCGTAGAATATGATGGAAGGTACATAACCCTATTAGGCAAAGACAACAGATACAAGCAATTCATGTTTAGAGAATATCAAGAAGTGTTCTATGAGGAAATGGTGTTAGTCCCTGTTGTATTAGAAATGAGAGGATCAAATCCTTCTATACAAAAGATTACAGACAAGGAAATATTTATTGACTTAGGCATTTATTAATACCTACTTCTTCTGAATCAAACTAACATTTAGAGTATCCCCGTAAGAGGTCCATGCTTTTAGTATTGGCCTTTTACGGTACTTGATAAATAAAAACCTTTTAGTAGGCTGGTTGATTACAAACCCCGTTGCAGCAAAGTCCCGATCGTCCGTATAGGTGCCATTACACCCACTTAACTTAAATCCTTTGTAATTGTAATCGATGCACACGGAAGAATCCATGATAGTCACCACAGAGTCCTTGCTTACAATTTCTGTCTTGTGGTAATGGATATTAGTGACCGCCTGTACATTCTTTGTCTTATATCCGTTAGTTGTTAGTATTGAATCATTCCACTTATTCTGAAGTTGCTCTTTTAATAGATCCTTACTGATAGCGAAGTGCGACTCTTTAAATCCAGCAATAGTTTTAGCATTTTCTAACTCTTGCTGTGACTTTTGCCACAAGTGAAATAATAGGAATATTACTCCGCAAACAATGAATGGGAATAGATTTTTAATAAAGTCTAATATCGGTCCGATGGCAAACATTACTTAACGTTGTTCATATATAGTAATATAGCTATTACAATTACAACAACAATCATTAGCGCGTTATAATATTTCATTTCTTATCGTATTTTAAGGTGAATCCTAAGCCACGCACTGTTTTTAAGATAATTATTCCGACTGGAACTAACCACCAATCAAGGTTTTCATAGCAAACAAATCCGGTAGAAATAATAAACTCGTACATCAGAAACATTGTCCACTTTTCACTATGCCATTCATCGGTTAAGAAAACTAAAATAGTGCTTGAGAATGGGTATTCTTCTTTAAATGCAGGTGAATACAATCCTAGATAATACCATTGTTTTATATACGGTTGTCTTTCTTCTCCATTTTCGGTAATTATCCACTCCCATTTATTTTTCCAGCTTTCAGAATCCAGGTTATGCATTTTTATATAATCCATTACCCCATTACAATAACCTGCAATTGTGATAAGGATTAGAACTGTTAGTATGATTATGACTGGGTATATCATTGTGTTGGCGACTCAGTTTTAGTATCCTTAATTGTAATTTCTTGTTTACTTACAGTGGTATTACCACTTCTTAAATTAATTATATCAGTAATACTAATAATTGATAGACATAAAAATGCTGCAGCCACATCAATGCACGATATCATAACTATACTTTCCTTGTCTACATGCTTAATTTCTATATATGTAGTGAGCATTACAAACCAAAAGGCTGTAAGTTTGCGCGCGCTGGCACCTTCTTTTGTGGTATCGAAACTTGCGCCTATGTATGAAAGTATCTTGTTCATTATATAAATTTCTTTAATGTATGAACAATAGATATTAAATTCTTGTCGTAGTTAGGATCTGTTGCATAGCCAGCCTTAGAAACTTCTTGTATAAATAATTCTGGATCAACCTTTACTTTCATGGCTTGTGAATACCTTGGATTACGAATAAAGAACTGTGCATGATCTTCAAATCCTTCAGCTGGAGTTGAGTAGGTTGTAAACCAGTCCTTAATTAAATATTTATATTTTTTTTGCCCCAACGAATTAGTATATGGCGTAATTGAAATTATTTCCGGGAACTTTAGGTCAGCTCTTGAACTGTATTCGGTAGTTGTTACTAATTTTGCATTTGAGTGATCCTTATCAGAATCCTTTTGACCGAAGAAATTATTATCTATAGTGTGTTCACCCCATCCACTTTCCCATGCCGCCTGGGCTAGTATAGCTAACGCAGAAATACCTGTGCTTTTTTCACACTGTAAGGCATAAGGATAGTATACTTTAGTAAAATCTTGTGGTGTCATTTTCATAGTTTATTCTCCTAGATTATCAATACTATCCTTTATCGCATCCTTTAAATTGCTGCCCATTTGAATCGACAGAAGTGTAAGCGTGTGACTCACCTTATCCATAGTCCGGTTCATAGTTCTAACATCGTGCTGCATAGTTACCATGTTTTTATTCACATTATGGATATTAAACTTAACCTCTTCAAGCTGTTTTGATAGATGGTCCTGATCTGATTTAAGGACTACAACGTCCTTATCAACACCAATTTTTATTTTATTGGCATTTTCTATCATATCAATTTTCACATTATTAATGCTAGTCATTAATTCCGTTTTTACCTTATCAATATTGCTGTTGTTAATTTTATATAGAAGCCACAAAATAAGCAGAAACATTGCAACCATTACGGCTACTATCCATGAATATTTTGCGACTTCCATCAATAGTGTATCCATCAATTATATATATCTGTTAATAATATGCCACCTTTTTCAAAGTAAATATCCTTTGGTGTATAGTTATAAGGACTTTTACATAGATCCGGGTTACTTGAATTTAATATCTTTGCTACTATATTTGAACAAACACCCTCTTTAAAATCATGCATCTTTGAACCTTCAAACTTTTTGTCTGTCAATAGATCGCCAAATTCACGAATAAGAAAACCATAATCATACTTAGTTCCAAGCATTTTATTTATGTCATCTTCTACGTTATTTAAATCTGGGAATCTCTTAACCCAGATATCGTTATTGTTTATATCACGAAGTCTTATGCTGGATATTTTCCTAGTAAAGCCAAATTCATCCGCTTCACATAAATATATGGTACCATTTTCATTAATGAATATGCCCACATGGTTGCATGGGCAATATGTATAATCTGCTCCGAAAACGCCGTTTAGTAATCCATCCCAAAAATTAATTCCGAAATTAATTAGCCTGGACAAATAGGTTTTAATGTTCCACGGATTCCATCGAACCCGTAGAAACATTACGTCACCTGTTTGTATTTTAGTTAAGTCAATCATTACTCAGTAATCTCAGGAGTCAATACCGCTTCCTTAACAGGCGCTACATATTCATATTCACCTTTAATAATCTCCAGAAGTACATATAATGCTTCAAGATTGTCTTTAAATCCGTCGATTATTTTGCTTTCAGAAATAACAATATTGTCAATAAAGTCAGGTGACACTGAAGTAAAATCAATATCTACCGGAGTTGAAATAAGCTCCTGAAATTCAATGAAGAATTGTTTATGATCTTCATTATTTTCATCTAATACGTCTCCTGCTTTAATTCCATTTCTATCGCCAATAGCCAATCTTGCTGTTTCGTAATCTTCGTTTGCAGCCAAGAATTTAGATCTTATTTTAATTAACCGATTCAAAGTTCCTGTTGTTAATGTAGGTTCCAGTAATAGCCCTGACACTAATTTCCCTTCTTCGTACGTAGAGATTAATGTTGCTACTGGTGCTAAATCTAATGGTAATACTTTCATTTTCTGTTTGTTTATTGGTTTAACTTATCGTAAATATCATTCAAATTTTCTGAAATTACTAGTTCAAATTGCTCTTTTTCACTCAATCCATCTAGTCTTGATTTGCCAGCTTCTAAATCAATTCCAATCCCATATTTAAATTCTGAATCTTGAATTTTTACTGAAAACATAGTAAGGGCTGAATCTTGTTCATCCTGTCCTATATTTTCAACTATTGCCTGCGATGTAATTTCTTCTTTTGTCATAATTATTAAGATAGTAACCCTGTATTACGAGCCATTGTATATAGCGCATTCAACATTGCTTGTTCTGTACTTGTATATGCTACTCCCGCTGTTGCTGCCCCACCAGTTTGTTGAACTACTGGCGTTGCATTCCAAAACCCTATTTTTTGTGTTGTTGCAGTACCTATTTTTGTGCCTGTTGTTGTGCCTACTACTAAATTATAAGCATCAATTAATGTTAATGTAGAAGCTCCAAATGTTGCACGTACCGCCATTGCCGTACCGCCCGTTTGAGTATAAACACCTAAATCCATAGCTTCACTACCAGCTGTTGCTGTTAAGTTAATAGGTTTGAACGCTGCTCCAGCAACCATTCTAGTACCATTACCTTGCGTAAATGACATTCCATTCGTTGTATCATAAGCATACCCTACTCCAGCAGTAACAGATTGAGCTGGATTTAAGAATATTTGTGCTGTTACGTTACCTCCAGCATTTGTTGTTCTATATATTGTAGTGTTGCTCCCAATACAGAAGTTTCTTGATGCATCAGCAGCCCAAACATAAGAAGTAGAACCTGCTCCAGCAACTAATATAAATAGCCCGTTAGCATCTAACGATTGTCTATAATTGGTTGTGAGTGTTCCTGATGTATATGTTTGGTACATTTGTTCAACTACATCGGTAGTAGCGTTACGCGTATAACGCATAAATAAACTTCCTACAGAAGAAAATCTAACAAGGTTTGAAGCAGTGGTAACATGCCAGTGGTATTGATCGCCATTTGTCATTGGTCCAAGCCTATTCCATACAAATCCGGTTCCACCACCAGAAGGTACCACTCTTTCAGTATAATATGGTGTTGAAATTTGGCTTGCACTTTTTATATCTAATATAGTAGATATAACAGCATCACTAGAACTTGCAATGGCTAATGCTGTTGAATTGTATAAGCCCCTAGTTACGCCTATTAATTTACTTGTTGAATCACGCCCATTATAAGAAGCCAACTCAGTTTCTCCGGTAGATGTTTTGAATATAGAGATATATCCATTAAATGTAAAGTTTGAGAAGTTTGCAGTATTTAATGTTAATGAAGTATCTGTTGTTGTAAATGTTGCATTACTTGATACAGTATTACCACTTAATGATAAAATACGCGCACTTCTGTCTACAAAATGTCTTGGAATTGTACTTGTTTTAACTTGCAGATAAGGCTTGATTGCATTTTTTAATATTCTATGTCCTTCTACATAAGGATGGATTCCATCCATTAATCCAGAAGAGTTTGCACCCATTATTGCATTTGCATCAATAATAGTATCTGTTGGATATGTAGAGAATATGTTTGCATTAAATGTATTTATCCCAGCAGTTACGCCAGATCTATCAAGAGCTGTAATATGTATTACTGTAAATCCAGCAGCCTTCTGGCGCGTAACCAAAGCGTTGTAGTCAATAACTGCCTGAGTTGCACCGACACCTACAACACTATTTGTACCAATAAAATTAACTATTGCTATTGTCGGGTTTACCTTCAATAAATAGTTTATGTATGCCTGGTTGTTGAAATCAGATATAACGGCTGAGTGGGTAGCCAGTTTAGCAAGAGAAATTCCTTCCTGTCTAAGCAATCCAACAAATGTATATTCTGCATCACAACCAGAATATCCTTTCATTATTGAATCACCTGTAAAGAAGTAATCACAATTATATAGATTCCTATCTTTAATAGTACTTAGCGTGACTGCATGGTTATTACCACCAATTGCAAATATAGTAGGTGACCCATATGTATATTCAGCCGGAGTTGCAGCACCACCTTCTGAGAAGTAGAAGGTATACTTTAATGTTGTTTTTGCAGTTTTATTATATGCGATAACATTTAAGTTATTATCAAGATACTCAATTGAAATTCGAATAGAATCTCCTGATGCTACCGCTATACTTGAGTTGAAATCATTAATAGTATTACTAATGTCAAATGATCCATCTTGTATTTTGAATACAGATGTCGCAGATGTTGTCGTGTCAAGCTGAATTATTAAAGACCGCGTTGCAGAATAAACGCCAAAGGCAATTCCAGCAGTATTTACGTCACCAAGCGTGTATTCAGCAGTCCATAACCATCTATCAGAAACAAGCGGATAATCTTTCAATGAAATCCCTTGCGTATAAACACCCGTTCCACCACTTACAACAATAGAACTACCTGTTAGTGTAAACGTTGGGCCAGCCCCACCTATTACAGTATAGTTTGTGGCTATTGTTCCTGAAGCAAAACCTTCATTATATATTGTACCTGTTTCTCTATTCTTTTGAGCATTACCATCCAATTTCTGAATGGCTGTAAATGCTGTATCGGTAGAACTAATTACACCTGGACCGGAAGTATACCCTGTAAATACAGGCATATCAGCAAGTGTTAACGCTCTCCAAGAAGGAGTTGCAGCTGATCCAGATGAAGGACCAGAAAAGAAAACATTTGCTGATTGATTAGGGAAATCGGTAGGCAATAGTGCTCCAGAAAGAGATAATTTACTATATGCGATTGATCCGGAAAGCATCGCATTCGTTACTTTACCAGCACCAATAGTAGTTGCAAAAGATCCGGAGCCACTACCAGTAATATCTCCGGTTAATGTTATTGTCTGATCTCCGGTATTTGTTCCGGAAGAAGTTCCAGAAAATACACCATTTTGAGTAGCAAGTGTTCCAAGTCCCAGATTTGTTCTGGCTGTAGATGCTGAAGCTAAGTCAGAAAGATTATTGCCAAGTTGTAGATATCTAGCATCCCCTTGTGCTTTAGTATAATAAAATGTATCATAGTCGCCAGCTGTAGGGACTGCTGCTGGAGTTGTGCGACCATTAAATGAAGTCAAACCTCCACCGCCGCCGCCTCCACCTGTCCCTTGCGGGATTACTAATATATTATTTCTGCTCATAACTATTCGGTGTATCCTACGTCAAATGTTAAACTTCCTGAATATGTGAATGGGGATATTGCCGAATCACTATTGAATGATATAAATTGACCGGTTGCTATTGCAACTCCGTCTTTAAATGCCCCACCCGTTGCTGTTATTGCAATAGAAACATATTGAGCCTCAGTCATATAAACTGCAGAAGCAGATAGTTCAGATGTGAATGCTGACTCAATTATTAAAGTAGTATCATTTGATACACCTGTTATTTTTCTAACCTCATTAGTTGATGAATTGTATAAATATTGACCTCTTACTAAATCCTTAGTAAACTGCGTCCCCGTTCCGGTAACAATAGTTAATAAAGAAGTAATTGTTCCTGTTTTTGTTACTGCTGCTGGGAGTGATCCGGCAGAAGGGAATCCGCCTGAGCCGGCTATATATCTTAATGTCTTTAAAGCCATAGTATTAGTTTTTATATAAACAAAAATACCTAAATGCAATGTTTAGACTTAAAAGTCTTATCTTTAATGTTTAGTTAATAAAAAAATTATGATTGATAAATTCCCATGCACAAGTTGTGGATTATGTTGCCAAAGAATATATAATCTTAAAGAATTTAGTGAAGCTTTATCTATTCAAAAATCAATGCCGGATTTAATATTCCCATATTCCAACGAATCAGGTATTTGTGAGAAGTATATCGATAACAAATGTTCTGTATATGAAGATCGACCGATTATCTGTAATATAAGTAAGATGCAGGAAATTCTTGAAATAGAAGCCAAAGAGTTCTATAAAATGAATGCCAGCATATGCAATTTATTTATCCGGGAAGAAGGATTAGATGAAAGTTTTATAATTAATTTGTAAATATTATTTGCATTGTAATTATAAAATTACGTATATTTGTTTATATAAAAATCACATAGTAATTATGAATGTTGAAGGAACGGTTATCAATGTTTTGCCAGTAGAAACTGGACAAGGTAAAAATGGAGTATGGGTAAAAAATCCATATATTATTGAAAC